GTGAACGTGCTGGCGACGCGTGCCGCCTCCCGTTGGGCGTCGTAGAACTCGGCACCCAACGCCGCCGACGTCTGCGCGTACTGGTCGACCACCGCCTGCATGGCGGTGAACCAGTCCGGCATCGAGGTCCGCAGACGCGCGGGAATGATCAGCCGTCGCAGGCCTCTGACATCCCGCACCAGCAGGCGGGTCAGGCCGAGCTGCGCTGCACGGTACCGGTCGGCATCCCGGCCCCCGTCAGAGACCGACGTCGCCACCAGACACCTCCGCAGCCGACGGCAACGCGGCCGTCGACCGCTCGTTCACCGCAGCCAGGCGATCCAGCAGACCGCCACCCGTAGCAGCCGCCGACGAGCGCCGGCGGTCCACGGCAATCCGCTGCCGCTGGCCCTCCGTGAACCCGGCCATCTCCAACGTGACATCGGAGTCTGCGGGCAGGACACCTGCCTGGACAAGCTTGACTGTCGCATCGACCTGCGCGGCCACCGTCGGCGTCGCAGGGTTCCGCCACACCGTCTCGATGCGGCGCGTGCTGTCCGGCGGCTCCCCGTCACGAACCCACAGCGCCAGACGCATCGCCTGCTGCCAACCGGCCCCGAACCGGCGGATACGGCGCTCAGCCTTCTTGACCTGCCGATTGTCGGCGAACCGAATGGCGTCCGCGGACGCCGGGTTGTCGCTGCTGTAGCCCAGCACGTGCGGGGCCACCGACATCTGCGACGCCATGATCCTGGCGTACAGGTCGATGAACTTCGTCATGCCAGACGGATCGTGAGCGGCGAACTGGCCCACGCTCGGGATGCCACCGTCCTCGTCCCGCTCCAACGCCAGGACCCGCCCGATGTACGTCTCCCACGCGGACTTGGCATTGCCATCGGCGTCCTGGAACGCCGACTCAGACGCACCCAGGATGTACCGCTGCGGAGCCCCGTAGAACTCGGCGGCAACCTCCATGCCCATCAGCCGGCGACAGGCCGCATCGGTGATCGACATGACCTCGGGAGTGATCTCCGACTTGCCGACCCGGTCTGCGGTCCGCTGCCGGTTCGCCAGCCTGACGACCGGCACGACGCCCAGGCCGTGCATGTCCCGGTCGACGACCTCCCAACCGCCCGACGCCGTCGGTATGGCCATCACCGTCTGGTCCGGCAGGTAGAGGACCAGCATCCGCTCCTCGGGACCCGACTCGACGAACGAGTCAGCGGCGCACTCGCGGAGTGCGGCCGTGCCCATCCGCAGGCGGGCATCCCACATCAGCGTCATGTCCAGCGGCGACTCCGCCGAGATCAACGGCGGGCAGTCATCCCCGCAGTCCCCCGTCCCGACCGCCAGATACTCGCGGCCGTACACGAGCGCATCCAGGTGCGCGAGGCTCGACTCGTCGAACAAGTCATTCGCCTCGGCGATCTCCGTCAGCTCCGACGAATCAGCGCCGTCCGCCCACCGAAACGCCTCCAAGTCGAGGCGCTCCTCCAGCGACTCGACCCCGACCCGCGGCCAACCGATCACCGTGTGCAGGCCCCGCAACTGCGGAGGAATGGAGATACCCAGGTCGCGTACCAGCTGCTCGCCGTTGAAATACGCGTCCCGCAGCTTCAGCTCCCAACGGTCCCGCAGAAGATCCGCCCGCAGCAGGCCAATCAGACCGAGCTCGTCATCCGACAACGTCACCAGCGGCAGTTCAGGAATCGAGACGGTCACCGCAGCACCACCACCCGTCCTGACTTGCCTGTCTTCTTCTTGCCGAGCCCCTTGGCCATGGCGTCCACTCGGGCTTGCCACGCGAGGACAGCAGCGATGGCGGCGTCGATCTTCTTCGGACTGTCGGGGTGCTCCTTCATGATCTGAATACCGCTGCGCGATTCACGCCGACGAGAGTTGAGGATGTGCCTCGTCAGCACGCTCGACCCGTCGTGTGAAAGCTCACCGTCGACGACGCTCGACCGGAACTTCTCCAGCGCGCGAACGATCTGATGAGAACGGCCTCCGGTCATCCACCACTCGATCGGATGCTGAGTCGACGACTTGAGCTTCAGTCGGCGCCCATGGTCCGCCTCCCACTTCGCCACATGCGACTCCCACCTGGCCGGGTCCGCATACATGCCGACGACCTTGTACTCGCGGAACGCGTCCTCGACGGCTGCCAGCACCTCGACGGTGGGGACCTGCCAGTCCTGGCCAAAGGGCCCGTCAGGCTGCTCCCAGCAGCCGAGTAGGAAGAGATGGCCGTCGGACACCCGGCAGCCAACCAAGGCGGTGGCGTCCGTGACTCCGCGGTTTCGTCGTCGCGAGCCGTCGAAACCAAGGACGATCTCCTCGCCGCGACCGACGACCTTGTCGGCGGCGGCTACGCCAGCCCACTCGGGTTGTGAGATCCATGAGTCGGACGCGTGCGTGATCTGGTTGAGGAAGTCGGCGCGGGCCGTCTGGGGATCTGTACTGGGGTCCCAGATCGTGGCGACGAGCGTGTCCAGGTCGACGTGGCCGCCGTTGCGGTCCGCTGAATCTCCGTAGGTGTACGACAGGCCTGAGAGCAGGGAGTCCCGGTCCGTCATGTCCGTCTCGGGGGGCGCTTCGCGGTGGTCGTAGTACAGGCCGTCGTCGCGGGCCCGACCCTCGCGGATCTTCGCCCAGAACGCTGCCGACTCCTCAGCGACGGAACCCTCGCCAGGGATGAAGGCATTCGGGGACTCGATGGTCGTGCCGCCGACCTTCGCGGCGTTGATCCTCATCGTCTCCGCCAGCCGGTTGCCGCGGTTCGATCGAACCCACTCCTCTGTCTGGTCCAGCACCGCGAAGACGGGCTTGTTGCCCTTGACGGTGCGAGCGGAAGACGTAATCGGCTCGATCCTCCCCCGCGGCAGGTTCACGAACGTGTCGAGCGGCTCCAGCCCCGGATAGGCGTCGATCGCTGGCCCTTGAAGCATCTCCAGAAGGGGAGTCCAAGTGTTCTTCGTCTGCGTCTCAGACACCGCCGCGATCTGAACCAATGGCGTCCGCACCTCAGACCAAGGCTTCCCCACCGGCTGCCCCTCGGCATCCCATCCATCAGGCACCACTGGGCCGAGAGCCTCAACGATGGCCAGCGCTGCAAGGAAGGGGCTCTTGCCCCACCCTCGCGGCCGACTGATGACGCCCCGCCGAAAGCGTCGCTTGCCAGTTCGCGGGTTGATCTCGTAGTAGCGAAGGACGAAGTCCTCTTGCTCCGGGTACAGCAGGAACGGCTCGTAGTCACCGCGGTCGGGGGCCGCCAACATCTCGGAGATCCAGTCGATGACCTCGAACCCCAAGGTTGGGACGGCTCCCGGTTCCGGCGGCTTCCACGGCATGTCAGCTCCCCGACGACTCTTCAGGCGGCGGCAGTGCACGCAGCACGCCCCGCCTCTCTCGCGCCGAGCGGCCGCCCTCAGGGCGCTTGCTGTCTGCCTCGTCGGCCTGGGCGAACTGCATTCGCAACCGAGCGCGGTCCTCCGGGGTCGCACCGAACTTGGCAACCCTCAATCGGAGTTCGCCGGCTGCGGACATCTCCCCCGACCACAGCCGGGCGTGCACGACGGCCGTGTCCAACAGGAAGTCCCAGTCGGTGCTGCTGAAGTGCTCGGCCTGAGGGGACGCCTTCCACATCTCCCACCAGTCCAGCGTGCGAGCTGGCCAGGCGTACTCAACGAGCTCGCCGTCCTTCATCACCGACAAGGTCGGTAGCTCCGGCGGCTCGGCCTGCTCGAAGCGCAGGATCGTCTGGTCGTGAGGATCCTTGCTGTGCCCAGCTCGGCGGTTCGGATCCTTCGGGGCAGGTCCACGGCCGGCCATAGAGGCTCACCTCCCGCCAGATCTCAAGATCCAAATTCCCCAGACCCAGGGCCAGCCTTAGCGTGTATACGGCCCCGATCCCTGAAGATCGCCCAGGGGGTGCCCCGCCCCGGGTCGATCGGGGTCGAGCCGGCCGAGGCCGAACGGGCAATGGATCATGCCACTTTAGACACTCGATGATCTTGCGCTCAGCTCGTTCGATTACATCTTCGAACTCGCTTTGATGATCTTGTTCGGTTGATCTCGGTTCAGTGAACCTCGATGCGAACACCTGATCGTGCGATGCCTGACCATCGGTCCATGCCTGGCACGCTGGACCAGGTGGTGGCAGCCAGCCCGCCGCCCTCCGGGGTGCCGGCTGGCGCTGCCCCTACCTCGCGGTCGCCTGCGCTCCGGCCGCGATGACCAGTTCGATCAGCAGTTTGTCTCCCTTGCTGCTGTTGCATCCGAGGTGAGCGCTCTGCACGTTGTGCATCGCGTGTGCTCCGCCTCGGGACAGAGGGATCACGTGGTCGACGCTCGGGCTCATCGGGTCAGGCCATGCAACACCAGGGTCGATGGGCTGCAGGCAGAGCTTGCAGGTCCACTCGTCCCTGGTGTGGACGTCGATGGGAGCGAACGTCTCCGTGCCGCGAGCTTGCTCGACGAGTGCTCGTCGTCGTGCGTCGTACTCTGCAGCGCGTTCTGGGTATAGCCGTCGCCAATGCTCCCTCTCCTGGCGGCGGCGCTTCTCGTAGGCCCGCTGCTGGCCGGGATAGTTCAGGCCGGCGTACCAGGCCCCGTGTTCCTGGCGGTACGCCCGGCTCCAGTCACGCATGCGGTCCGCGTTGAAGAGCCGCTTGCAGTCAGGGGCGCCGCACTGCTTTGTCCGCGGGGACAGCATCGGGCCTGAGCAGTACGGGCAGGGCCGCGCGTTGGCCGCCTGCCGTAGGCGTGTCGCCTCGCGCTTGGCGCGGAGTGCTTGGTCGTACCTGCCGTCCACTCGGGCCTGCTGGTGGCTGCGGGCGTTCCTGCAGCGCGGCGAGCAGTAGATCGTGCCCGGCCGCCCGCTCGCAGATCCACCGCATTGGGCGCAGTTGATATCGATCCGGATGTCGTGGGCCGTGCCAGATCGGCATGCTCCAGAGCAGTAGACCGGAATGGGGCCGCGCCTACCGACAACCTTCTCGGTACCGCACCGGGCGCAGATGATGGAGCTTGGGCGTATAGCCTGGGTCATGTCGGTCCTGTCATGTCAGGGCTGGCCGTGGCCCCGGGAGTGTTAGCGCACTCGCCGGGGTTCTATTGTCTCAACGCCCGCTGACAGTGGGGCGGTTCCGTGTCAGCCGTACCGGTAGGCGGTGACGTCGAGTGTCTGGCCTGCCGACACGAGGAGCCCTGCGGTGACGGTGACCGTCAGACCTGTTGCTGTCTGGGATCCGGCCTTCACGGCCGCTGTCGCCTTCCCGATGAGACCTGCACTCGCAGCGATGTCCACGCTGTACGTGCTGCTCGGCATCGGCATCGACCACGTGATGACCTGGTCGTAGCTGGCACCGAGCGCGATGAGGGGCAGCGTCGGAACGGCTCGCCTGATCGCAACGGTCTTGGCCTTGAGTATTGCGACGTCTGTCTCCAGTGCTGTTGCCCTGCTGGCAACAGTTGCTGCTGCGCTGCTCGCTTGTTCGGCCTTGGTGCCGGCCGCACCGGCTGCCGCCTGGGCCGCGGAGGCTGTGGTCTGGGCTGTCCCGGCTGCGGCTGCCGCATTGTCGGCGGTGGTCTTGGCTCCGGCCGCGGTGGTGCTGGCGGTCGTGGCTTTGGTGGCGGCGTCTTGCGCCGTGGTCTGCGCGGTGGCCGCGTTGGTCTTGGCCGTGGCCGCGTCTGCTGCGGCCTGGCCGGCTGTTGACTGCGCCGCGTTGGCCGCGGTCTTCGCTTGGCCGGCGTCGGTCTTGGCGGCCGTGCTGGCGGTCTGTGCTTGGTCGGACTGTGCGAGGGCCTGTGCGGATGCGTTGCTCGCTGCTGTGGCTGTGGTGCTGGCCTGCTGTGCGAGAGCGCCTGCGTCCTGCGCCAGGCCGATCGCGGTGCTCGCCTTGTCGTAGGCGCCTTGCGCTTGGACCCCGGCCGAGTCTGCGTCGGCCTGGGCTTCGGCGATGAGCGGCCGGAGGGCTGCGATGGCCGCCTCGGCTTGGTCGAACAGGCTCTGGAGTCGGGCGTGTTCGATGCTGGCGTTCTGCTGGAGCGGGGCGAGTTGGGCGGCGATGTCGCCGAGGGTCGCCATCCGTGTGGCCATCTCAGCGGCGAGCGCGTCCTGTTCGGCCTTCTGCGCGGCGAGTCGTGCCGCGACCTCGGCGTTGTCGGCGAGGGCCGCGTTCGCGACGGTGTCGACCATGGCTTTGGTGGCGGCGTCGGGGACCTTGGGGCTGTAGCTGGTTCGCCTCATGTCCGGGTCACCGACACCTTCGGCGTCCCTGCGGAGATCAGCTTGACGACGGTCGGGCCTGCGGTGGGCGGCTCGACTTGCGCGGAGCTGATCGCCGCGGGGAGGACGCGGGAGGCGCGGCCTTCGACGGCGGGGTCGCTGCCGTCGACGGTGAAGTAGATGGCGGCGGTGCCGTCGTGGGATAGGACTTCGATCTCATCGACGTCGTCGGGGAAGTGGACGGTGGTGACGTTGCCGGCGTCGAGAGTGATGCCGTGGACACCCCACTCGTCGGCCTCGACGGTGTAGCTAGCCACGGCGTCCTCCGCGCATTGCCTTGGCGTGGGCGCTGGTGGTCGTGCCGGTGGCTGCCATGTGCCTGAGTTGGCAGTAGCCCTTGGCGCGGGCGCCCATGTACTTGGAGAGCATGCGGTTACAGCGCGACCAGTCTCCGGGGGTCCCCCAGCGGATCTTGGCTGCGCCGGCTCCGCGGGTCCAGTAGTTCCGGAGGGTTTGGGCGTTGCCACCGGAGCGGCGGTTGCCGCGTCCCTTGCTGGCCACAGATCATCACTCCTTCTGCGGCGCGGGCTCCTGGTCTTCGGGGTCCTGCTGTTCGTCTACCCGTTGGATGCTGCTGATGCGCTCGCGGGGTGAGGTGAAGCAGATGCCGTGGGCGTCGTAGAAGGTGGCCCAGTTGGCGTCGAGTTCGAGTGCGAGTTCGTCGTCTTCGAGGACGGTGTCGTCGCCTCGCCGTTCGGTGTAGATGATCAGGTAGGCGGGCACGTTCACCGCCTTACAGGAGTCCGGGGTGCTGTTCGGGCGGTCGCGTGCGTCCGGGCTGCGGGTTGGCCCGCTGGGCGTCGTTGCCTTCTCTGCTGCTCTTCTGTGCGTGGCATTCGGCGCAGACGCCTTGGAGCTGCTTGTGATCGTCGGTCTTGGCCTTGATGTGATCACAGTGTGTGGAGGGTCGAACGCCGCAGAGAACGCAGGTCGGATGCTTGGCGAGAGTCTCGGCGCGAAGGCGGGCCCAGTTACTGGGCAGCCGGCTCTTGCGGTCCGAGTTCTTCCAGCCGCCGCTCATCGCCTACTCCTCGGGGCTGCGTTCGGTGTCGCTGGCGAGTGCCCAGTTGGCGAAGCCGAAGCGCCGTCCGGCCGGGCTGCTGGCGACGACGGCCCCGTACAGCCGGATGGCTGCTGCTTCTGCTTCGTCGAGGGCGCCGTCGCCTTGGGCTTCGACGGTGATCTCGCGGACGCCGTCGGACAGTTTGACGGTGACGTCAGGCATCGGCAGACCGGGCGGCTTCGGCTCGGAGTTGAGCGATCCGACCCGCGTGGTCCTCCATGAGGCACTCGCTTGATCGCTTCATACCTTCGATGATCTCTGCCGCCATACTGAGGCGCTTCTCTGGCGTGACCTGGTTCCATCGCGCGATGTACTGCCCGGGGGTGGGCACGATGCTGTGGTCCCAGCCAGGTTCTTCGCCTGCCCGAAGCTGTTCCAGCGCTTCCGCCTGCACGTCTCGCTGCTTGCGGATTCCGGCAGCAGCGTTGCGGATGTCGTCCCAGTCGCGGGTGGGGTCCATACCGAGGGCGTCAAGGAGTTTGTCCTTGTGGCTGGCGAGCCGGTCCATGTCGCGGGCGATGTCGGTGCGCTCGTCCGCCAAGTGCTGCGAGCTGACCGCTCGCGTGACCTTTCCGAGGGTGAAGCCGACTTCTTCGGCGACCTGCTGCGCGTATGCAGTGGTGTCGTTCGCAGGGATCTCGATGCTGCCTTCGAAGGCGAGGACAGCGCGGGCGCCAATGCGAGCGGCCACGTCGCTGCTGAGGTCTGTCCGGAGCTGGTCGAATGCCGTCTCGTCGGCGGGCATCTGGTCGACGACGAGCACGAACGGCGCCCGGTCGTCGTTGGCGCCTTCGGGGAGTTCGAGGATCTGCAGGCGGGCCATCAGCCGGTCACCTTCCCGAGCGCCGGGAGGCCGCGCCGGACGTAGTTGACGCCTGCCCAGGAGATGACCTCTCCGTCCGGTGAGGCGAACACCTCGGGTCCGAGTACCGTGACGTCGCCGTCCTGGTGCGGGTAGCCGACCGGCGCCTCCGCCTCGTCGTCCTCGCGGTGAATGCTCAGGACATTGTCCAGCGGGATCAGGGCAACCGGCGCGTAGGTGCGGTCTTGGCGGTGGAAGACGTACTGGCGGGCGCCGGGATCGTGGGCGACCGATTTCGCCTGGACGGTCTCTTCGTCGCCGGTGAGGTACTTGATCGTGTAGCGGGCCATGGGCGCGGGCTCCTGTGGGGTGGGGTTACGGCTTCCAGCGGGGCCCGCGTAGCGCTTCGGGCACGTCGCTGGTAGTGATCGGCGGGGTGAGTGCTGCGGTGAACGCGTCGCGGAGCATCCCGGCGAAGCCTTCGGGGTGTGGCTCTCGCTTCGGCTGCTCGGTCGCCTGCGGCCGGTCGAGTCCGGCGAGGATCTCGTTCGTCAGTCCGTGCGCGTGGCCGAGGTCGAGGAGCTCGGGGCAGTCGTTCAGGTTCTCGATGTTGGGCAGGCCCCAGTCGTCGAGGCCGCAGCCCTCGCACGCGACCGGGAACGCGTCTTGGGCGGGATCGAGTCGGTGCCGGGCGAGGATCCGGCGGTCCGCTTCGCAGCGGCGCAGGAGGGCAGCCACTTGCGGAACGTTCGCCCATGCGTCGTCGACTGGCTCGGCGCCGTACTGAGCGACGGCGAGCTGGAGTCCTTCGGTCGTGCGCGCGGCTTCGGTGACGGTGCCGGTGATGACGGGCCCGCCGTCGTGCGGCTCGAAGGCGACGCGGAGTCCCTTCAACTGGGCGCGCGCTGCCGCCTCAGCCTCGTCGACTTGCTGGGTGATCCAGGCGTGGAGATCCATGGCGCGGGCTCCGTGGTCAGAGGTCTTCTTCTGCGGCGATGACGATGCGGCGGGCGAAGAGGGTCAGCGTGACGGTGACGGCTTCGTCTTCGCTGATGTCGTGGACGCGGATCTTCGTCCCGGAGGGGATGGGGATGTCGACTCCGTTGATGCGGACGGCGCTCGGCACGAGGACGGGCCCCCCGCTTCCTCGGTCGATGATCTCGATGTCGGCGCCGCGTCGCTCCGTGAGCGCCTTCTTGGGCTTGTCGCTGGCAGCGGTCAAGGCGTCTCGCCTCCCCTGTCCGGCGGAACCGGCTGGAGGTTGCCGAGGGAGTCGACGAGGTCGCTGAGTCCGTCGCTGATGCGCTTGCCGAACTCGTTGCCGCTGGCCTTCTGTACGTAGCTGCTGATGGCTTCGGCTTGGGCGCGGACGTCGTCGGGGACGGCGTTGAGGACTCCGGTGAGGCAGGTGTCGCTCTTGCCGTGCACTTCTTCGTGGCGCTGGATCGCGATGATCAGGTTCCATGCCCAGAGGGGCAGATCCGGGACGGGGGAAGCCATGGGCGCGGGCCTTCCGGGTGGTGGTCAGGTGTTGAGTGCGCGCCGGATGCCCTCTTCGAGGGATACGCGCGGCTGGTAGACGTCGAGCATCCGCTTCGGGTCGCACACGCGGTGGTGGACGCCTTGGGGTGCGGTGGCGAGGTGCTTGAGCTCGGGCTGGTAGCCGGCTGCCGTGGTGACGAGGCCGGCGAGTTCGTCGAAGCTGGTCGCTCGTCCCCAGCCGAGGTTGATCGGCCCGGTGGCGTCCTGATCGACGGCCGCGAGGGTGGCGCCCACCAGGTCGTCGATGTGGATCCAATCCCGCGTGCTGCTGCCGTCGCCCCAGATCTCGAACGGGTCCTGCCGCTCCTTCGCCCGGCGGATGAACGCGGGGAACGGGTAGCAGTCGTCCTGGTCAGCGCCGTAGCCGGAGAACGGCCGGAGCACGTGGACGCGGCAGCCTTCGGCTTCGGCGTACTGGGCGAGCTGCTCCCCCGCCAGCTTCGTGAGCCCGTAGGTCGCGTCGGGCCGTCCGGGCTGCTCGTAGTCGATGTCTGTCTCGACGAGCCGGTGAATCGGGCCGGGCTGCTGGAGGGCAACCGGGTAGGCGGCCGACGAGCTGAAGAAGACGGCGCGCGGGGTGCCGGTGCGGATCAGCCAGCGGAAGTACCAGGAGTCCAGTGCCAGGTTGGTGGCGACGCCGAGGGGGCTGCCGTCGATGCTGGCCCGGCCGCCGACGACCGCCGCGCAGTGGATGGCGAGGTCGTAGGGCCGCTGGTCGAAGCGGAACAGGTCGAGTGCGTCGCGGCCGTCGATGAGGTCGACGCCGGTGACGTCGTCGCCCCGGGCGTCGAGCGCGGCGTGCAGATGGCGGCCGACGAAGCCCCGGTGGCCCGTAAGGAGGACGTGCATCGGAGCCTCCTGTCACGATGGGGGCATGGAATCTGAAGAGGGTGCGAACACCTACCGGAACGGCGGCATCCTTGAGCCGAGGGCCGCGTTCTATCGGAACGATCACCCTTGGAAGTCCGAGGTCTTCCTGCCACTCCGCCCGACTCCGGATCAGATCGCGTTCGCGATTCTGGTCACGGCATTCCAGGACGAGATCGACCTAATCGACACATCGGCCCTTGATGAGATTCCGTAGCCGATCACGCCCTCAGCCCGCCTTCACGGCCCGGTAGACGCCCCACGGCAGGTGACTGTCGACGGGCTCCAGGCCGATCCGTGCGCAAGCGTCGGCCTGCTGTTCCTTCGACCAGGTGGTGACGCCGATCCAGCTGTCGGCTTCGGCGGGCTGTTCGCTGAGCGGCCAGTCGAGGACGAGGATCCCGCCGAGCTTCGTCGCAGCCCGCAGCTTGCCGATGATGTTCAGGCAGTCCGCGTAGCTGTGGTGGATGAGGACGGCGAGGCTGTAGACGGCGTCCATGCGGCGACGCCCGAGGTGCTTGGCGATGCCGTCGGCGTCCGCCAGCACGGTGTCGGCGTCGGGCAGGCGGTCGGCGAGCCGGTCGAGCATGCGCTGCGAGGAGTCGACGGCGGTCACCTCGTAGCCGAGGACGGCCATGGGGATGGCGACGCGGCCGTCACCGCAGCCGAAGTCCATGACCTTCGCCCCGTCGGGGATGACGGTGGCGAGCATCTCCGCCTGGACCTGTCCGGACTCCCAGTACGCGTCTTCGGACACGCGGCGGAGCGGGTGGATCGCCTCGGGGTCGGCCTGATCCCACGCTTGGATGACGGCTTCGGCGCTCACGCTGCCTCCTTAATGGTGGGAGAGCAGGTAGACGGTGCGCTTGCCGAAGCAGAGGCCGACTTCCCACTTCGAGTTGTCGCGGCCCAGGTGGACCGGCGTCAGGTGGATCTGCCAGAGAAACTTGCTGCGCCAGAAGGTCCGGTAGCCGCGCGGCTGAACGTGCCCGATCTTCAGCGCCTTCCAGTGCCACGGCTTCTCGCCGCGCCAGATGGTCTTGAGGTGGCGAGTACTGTCGGCGGTCGTCGACATCGTCATCCTTTCCAGGGAACGCGGAAGCCCCAGCGCCTGGAACGCTGGGGCTCCCTTCCTGCGGTAGCTGGCCGCAGGCGTGTGGGGTGGGGGCTATGCCGCGAGATCACCTTCGCTGCGATCCGACTGCTCCGCGCCTTCGACGTATGCGAGTGCCCGTCGGAGGCCGTCGGCGTTGTCGCCGAGTTGGCCAATGCTGGTATTGCAGCGGGCGCACAGAAGACCTCGGACTCGCCCCGTGTCGTGGTCGTGATCAACGCAAAGGTTGCGGCGCCCTTCGTCCGAGAAGATCACTGGGCAGAGGGCGCATCTTCCACCCTGTTGTTTCAGCATTGCCTGGAACTGTTCCTCGGTAATGCCGTACTGCGAGACGAGCATGTACTCGCGATGGACCTTCTTCACCCGGTCTAGGTTGTTGCGATACCAGGTGATGCTGTATTGGTTCACGCAAGGTCGGCACTGATAGTTCAGACCATCCTTGGAGTTCTTCTTCTTGTTGTACTGGTCGAGTGGCTTGGCTTCGCCGCACCCAGTGCACACCTTCAGCAACTGCGCTCCTGTGACGAGTCGAGGCGGGCCCCGTCACAGGGAGCCCGCCTCTAGCTGCGGGGATCAGCCGCAGCTAGACGACATGTTAGCTGGTCGCAACCAGCGCCCTCAGTTTATCGGCATCGACCATGAACTCGCCCTGCATATAGGCGTAATAGGCGGCCGAATCCGACTCGACGCGCTCTGCGCTATTCGCCTCTTCGTATCCCGCATCAGACACCGCCTTGCCATTCGCGGGGTGAAGATGTTCGATCACCATGTCGGGGAGGTAGGTGATGCGCTGCATGGCCTTCCCCCATTCGAGCCAGCAGAGATCCAGGCAGAGGTGGACCAGGGCGGGCGGGGCCATGTAGCCGAGCGTGTCGACGATGTCCGACGTCATCGCGACGGCGGTCGGCATCTGCTCGCCCATGAGCAGGTCGTTGCCGTAGACGATGCCGGGCCCGCCAGAGAGGCACTCCCGGATCCGTGCATCCCACGGCATCGCTGCGGGCCGGGGCCGGTGGTCGTCGCCGAGGAAGGCGAGGTACCGGTACGTCTTGGCGGCCTTCACGGCCTGCTGGTTGAGGGTGCCGCACAGGCGGCGCCGCTTGCCGAACGTGAACCGGACCCGCCCGTCGCCCTTCAGCTCGGCGGCGTGCTTCTTGTACGCGGCGAGCTCCGGGTCGTCGGTGTCGACCGCGAACAGCAGGTCGGCGGTCGCCCCGGTGTCGTCCCACGCCTGCACGATCTCCGGCACGGCCTGTGGCCGGCCGCGGGTTGGGATGATGACGAGCAGGTCGTCGGCCATGGCGCGGGCTCCTCAGCTGATCGTGAAGCGCGGGGATTTGATGACGGGCCGCTCGGGCGGGGCCTGGATGCGCACCCACGTGCGGTAGGTGCCGGGCCCAGGGTTGACGGCACCATCGGGGCCGATGAGGAGCATCGCGACCGGATGCCCGTTGTCGACGCCCCACGTTGCGGCGTGCCAGTCGCCGGCGTCGGGCCGTTCGCCGTCTTCGAGGACGGCGATCTCGACCGTGAAAGCGGCGGGGTCGCCACTGCCGGCGGTGACGGGGGTCATCAGGTATTCGCTGCTTTCACGCTCCACCGATGCCCCCTACGTGTGCGGCTGTTGCGCTGACCAGGAGCTGTACGGAGCGCCCGCGCCGTGCCGACTGCGGAGCGTTCCTGCAGCCCAGCGGGTGCGGGGTGCCCCGGCGATGACGGTGTCGAGCTGCTCGACGGGCCCGCCGCCGCTGGCTGATCCCGCGGCGATGAGGCTGGCGAGGACTGCCAGTTGCCCGGTGATCGTTCGCGTGACCGTGCCCGACGCCGCCGCGGTCGCTGTGGCGTTGAGGCTTCCGGTGCTACGGGTGGTGAGCGCGCCTGCCGCGGTGAGGACGGCCGTGGCAGCGAGCAGGGCCGCGCCGCTTCCGCCGGCGGTGACGATGCCGTCCGCGTCCGCTGTAGTCAGGCCGCCAAGGGTTCCGTCGCCAGCCGTCTGCACGGTCGCCCCGGCGGTGACCGTGGCGGCCACGTCGAGTGCCGGGGCGTCGCCTGCCGTGTCTCGGATGCCGGCCGCGGTCGTTGCGGCCGTGGCCGTGAGTGCGGCGGTGCTGGCCGCGTCCCGAGTTCCAGCTGCCGTCGCCTCGGCGAGGGCGCCGAGTTCGCCGCTGCCTGCTGCCGCGAGTTGGCCGCTGGCGTTGATGGTGGCTGCGACGGTGAGACTGGCGTCGGAGTCGCCTGCCGCCGATACAGATCCGCTGGCGCCCGTTGCCGCGATGACGGCGAGCGACCCGCTGCTCTGGCTGGAGACCGCCGAGTCGGCCGAAGCAGCCGCGGAGGCGGCCAGGTCTGCGAGGCCTGCGGTCTCCCGGATGCCGCCGCCGGTGACCGTGGCCGTCGCTGCGAGTGCTGCCGTGCCGGTCCGGCCGGGGATGCCCGCGCTGGTCAGGCTGGCGGTGACGTCGAGTGTCGCGTCCGCCGCGGTGGCAAGAGCCCCGGTAGCAACTGCGGTGGCGGCAGCGGTGAGGCTGCCTGCACCGTCTGCGGCACGAACGCCTGCACCGGTCAGGGTAGCTGTGGCCTGGAGGCTGCCGTCGATGGCCCGCCCGATGCTGCCGGCCGCCGTGGACGTTGCGGTCGCCGTGAGGCTTCCCGCTCCGGCTGTAGCGACAGAGCCAGCGGCGGTTGCGGTGCCGGTGGCAGTGAGTGCCGCGGCGCCTGTTGCGGCGCGAGCTCCGGAGCCGGTCAGGCCTGCGGTAACGGGGAGGCTGCCCACTCCGACGGCCGCGACAGCGCCCGCAGCGGACGCGGTTCCTGAAGCGGCGAGGCTTCCGCTGCCTGCTCCCGCAAGCGTCCCGCTGGCCGTGGCCGTTCCGGTCCCCGTGAGCGATCCGGTGGAGGCTGCGGCCCGGGTTCCGTCCGCGGTACCGCTGGCCGTGCCGGTGAGACTGCCGCCACTCGCCGCACTGATCGTGCCCGAGGCGGTCGCGGTGGCTGTCGCCGCGAGGCCTCCGCCACCTGCCGTCTGCCGTTGTCCGGCTGCGCTGGCTCCGGCCGTTGCGGCGAGGGTTCCCCCGCCGCCAGCGCCAATGGCCCCGCTGCTGGACGTGGTGGCGGTGCCGGTGAGGCTGCCGTCGCCGGTGACCGCGTTGACGGGCACGTACTCGACGAGCGCCCACAGGGTGCTGACCCTGCGTGCCGTCGTCTGGGAGACGTTGGAGCGGTAGCCGATCTGCGCCGTCGCCAGCGTCGCCCTCGTCCAGGCGGTGCTGGTCTGCGGGTTGGCGTAGGCGGTGAGTTGGTAGAGGCGCGGTACGGCCGCCTTGTGCGTGGACCAGCCGTTGACGTTGACGGAGGTGGACGCCGACTCGGAGACGGTGCCGGCGGCCTGGCCTTTGATGCGGGTGACGATGCTGGCCGCGGTGGTGGCGTTGGAGCCGATGCGCGCGCCGACGGCGACGAGGGTGATCGCATCGGAGGCGCCGATGCCTGCGGTTGTCGGCGAGGACACGGCGAAGTCGTCGATGGTGGTGGTGCCGGTGGCGACGGTCGCGTTGTAGGACGTCGCATCGTCCGGGGTGGTCTCGGAGACGCGGGTGTAGTTGTTCGCCGCGCCTGCGGTCCCACCAACGACGGTGGCGAAGCCGTTGTTGTCGCCTGCTCCGGCGGGCCGGAGGTGGACGACGGTGCCGGGTCCGGGGAGCCCCGTCTGCGCGGTGCCGCTGGTGTCGTTGACGGCGATGTCGTCGATGTAGATGTCGAGGCTATTCGCCGACTGCAGGGCTCCCGCACGGACGCGGCTGAACCCGTTGATGTTGGAACAGAGCTGGTCGCTGGCCAGGGTGCCGTCCACGTACAGCTTGAACGCCGACACCCCGGACGTGATCGTGCCCGTGACGTCGTTGAAGTCGGCTTCGATCCGGTACCACTGGCCGGTGTTGAGCGGGCTGGTGGCGGAGCCGAGGTCGGTGCCGGTCTGGTCGTCGCGGAGGATCAGGGAGCCGTCGGTCTTCAGCCTGATCATGCCGGGGAAGTAGCCGGACTGGCCGATGCCGTAGATGTTGCAGTCGGCGGCCGGGAGGGCGGAGATGTACAGGTAGAAGCGGTGGAACGTCCGCATCACAACACCGCTGGTCAGCTGGTGTTCGACGTAGGACGTGCCGGCGGTCGGCGTGACGCGGAGGGAGGCTGCGCCGCCGCGGTGGATGCTGGTCGAGATGCTCGGGGCGCCGCCGACCGTGTTGACGTCCTGCGTCTCGACGAGGGCTGTCACGGACTGGAGCTCGAACCCGCACGTCCACATCCGCGCCACGGTGGCCTCCCGACGGTCAGGCCGCGGACAGGATCACGAGGCCTGCGGGGTGAGACTCAGTCCGAGGGCGGTCGCCGTGAACGTGTCTCCGGAGCTCCACGCCTTCGACGAGCTGAGCGCGACGGAGAACAGGAACGTGCCGGACGTCGACGCGGACCAGATCGACAGGTGGGTGAGCGTCTCGCTCGTACCGCCGTTCGTCCAACTGGGGTTGGTGCCGGTCAGCGCGAGCGCCGAGCCGGACGACGACGCAGCGAAGGTGAAGACGACACGGGTCGTCGAGCCGGCCGAGACCGCGGTGGTGCCAGCCGCGCCCGGGGTCGCGGTGTGGAGCTGCGCGTAGGTGGTGATCGGCCCGTAGGCCGCACCAGCAGCGCGCAAGGTGTTGAGCCAGCTGGATACCAGGGAGGTGGAGAGGCCCTCAGCCATCGGTGTTCGTCTCCTCAGTGTCGGGAGACTCGTCGGCCTCCGGCTGCGGGTTGGGGTGGGTGACTTCGCCCTCGGCGTGGAGGGTGATCGTGAACGTCTGCGTCTGGGCCACAGCGGCCTCCTTCAAGGGGTGGGCACGGCTGGGCGTTTGGCGGTCCCGCCGCCCGGCGCTGGGGGCGTAAGAGGCGGCGGGACGATCAGGGATGCTCGCCTCGGGCGGCGTTGGAGAGCGGCAGGTCCGTGGCGTCGGCTGATCCGAGGTCGTGCTCGGCGACGTGGTCACGCACGACCGCCAGGTCGAACGAGAGGTACATCGTCGGTCCGGACTGGCTTGCGTAAGGGACAGCTGACACGGGAACTTGGAGGCCGGCGGAGCATGCGGGGCAGGTGATCGTGCTGGTTCCGATTGCCGCCATCGTTTGCCTCCTGCGTGTTGTGCGTCCGCCCGGTCCCCCACGAGACCGGGCGGACGAGGGGGCCGAGCGCATGGCGCTTCAAGGCCCGGCCTGCGCGACCACCCGCGCAGGGGCTTCTAGGCGGCGTGGGCGGGGTAGACGCGGCGGGCCTTCTCGCGCGTCGTCTTCTCCGCCGTGATCACGTCGATCGCCTTGAAGAGGGGGCGTCCGTTGTGGTCTTCGCCGGCCTGCTTGAGAACGCCGCGGTACTTCCAGTTGCGGACGACGTTCGGCCTCACTTGGGCGGCCTCGGCTGCCTCGGAGACGCTCCAGAGGGTGGTGTGCAAGTCGACGGTCAGATCGACCATGACGGCCACCTCCTTGCGGTGTTCGGGAATGCGAAAAGGCCCCGACGGACGAGTCCGTGGAGGCCTTGAGCATGTGCGGGCATGCTGCGCGTGGCCTCAGGATCATGCATGACGCTGCGTGAAGTCAAGCGGCCTGTGTGACTACTGCGGCGAGAGCCTTGACGTAAGTCTCGTACTCGGCGGTCGTCATGATGCGCCGGCAGTCGGGATCCCGGCATTCGATGTACGGCCGGTCGTCGACGAGGCGGAGGTCGCGGGACTCGGCGAGGTAGGGGCCCTTGCAGCGGGGGCAGGGTGCGAGCTTGCGGACGTCGTGCTGCGGGTGCTGCTTCGTGAAGCGCTGAGCGGCGGCGTGCCAGTGCCGTATCTGGCCGGCCGGGTTGGCGTTCCCCTGCTCGTGCGGTTCGCCTGCCGCGGGGTGGTGTTGGAGCATCCAGTCGAGGTGGGCGGCGAGGACGCGGCAGGCGCCGGTGAGTCGCTGACCTTCGCGGACTCCTTCCCGACCGGTCTGGGTGTCGGCTTTCCAGATGCCGCGCAAGGTGAGCACGTCGGCTTGGAGCTCTTCTATCTCGCCGAGCAGGGTGTCGATGAGGAGCCGGGCGGCTTGACCGGGCCAGGCGGGGGTGTCGTTGGGGTGGCTATGGATGGTGGCCGTGTTCTGTGGGCGGGTGCCGTAGATGGCTTCGAGCTGTACTGCGGTGAGGAGTTCGGGGAGTTCCGTGATCTGCCGGAGGGCTCGCTCCCTGCATCCGTAGCACTGGGTGGGTTGGCCCCAGGCTGGGGTGAGGTGGTGACTGGTGCCGGCTTCGGCGAGGACGGCTTCGGCTCGTCGCCAGGCGTTGTTGCAGGGGCCGGGGCAGGGCTTCGGGGTGGGGTGGTCGTGCACGGCTGGCTCCTCGGCGGTGGTACGGGGAAGCAGTGACGCTTAGGCCAATTGTGCACTGTGGGGTTGACACGCTGGGCCAATGGCACAGTTATCGACGTGCACGGTCACTTCCCGTGAACCCGCCCACGGCCGCCGACGAGCCGCCACACTGCCGTCATGAGCGACGTCGTCTACATGGTCCGGGCGCGAACCGAAGCCGCCTGCAAACGGGAGTTGGCGCGGATCTGCGAGCGCATGGACGCCGAGGTCGCCACGGACCCCACCGACGCGGCCGGCCGGCACTGGGTGGCTCGTGCTGTCCCCCGCAAGACGAAGGCCTTTGCTGTGACTGGTGGAGAATCAGAACGACCAGCGAGCAGCGAGGAGAAGAGCGGATGAGCCAGTACCGCCCCGCCGAACGCGCACGCCTTGAACGCGAGGCCAGCGAGCGCCAGATGAAGCGCCGATTCTGGCTCGGCCTGATCGTCCCCGCCGCCGCCTGCGCCATCGCCGCCCTACTCATCGGCCCAGACTCGTGGCTCGGCTGGGTGGCCGTGGTCGCGGTTCTTCCGGCGGCGGCAGCCGGTGTCGCGATCGCGCTCGTGCTTCAAGACCGGCGACACGTCTGACCCACCGCACGACGAAGGCCCCGGCCGAGGACGGTCGGGGCCCCGTAGTTTCCAGTTAGCGGCTACTCGTCCTCCTGTGCCAGCTGCGCAGCGAGGGCGTTGAAGGCGTTGACGTAGCGGTTGGCTGCACTGAGGGTCTGGCTCTCGGGGCTGACGTTGAACGTCTGGGCGGCCCCGTTCCCGAAGGTCACGTTGATGACCGCGGCTCCCTTGTTCTTCCGGCCGGTCGCCATAGCCGAGGTGCCCATCGTTGCCGCTCCTGCGATGAGACGGGTAGCTGTCCAGCCCTTGTGGGCGCCCGCGTTGACGAACTCTGCGGACCCGCCTTTGATCGGCCCCAGGTTAGTGACGCCCATCTTCGATGACGGCCACGTTCTCATCGTCGCGGCCGTGTTCATCGTGCGCTCGGCCGGGTGGGCTTCCCGCCACGCCTTGAGTGCCGCCTTATCGGCGGCCTTCTGGTCCGCAGCCTCCTCGCGGATCCGCTGCTTCTCCGCTTTCTCGGCGGCCTTCTGCGCGGCCTTCTCCGGGTCCTGCTTGAAGAACATGACGCCCCCTGGTGCGAGTCCGAGGAGGCATCATGCGCCTGCTCGTACACCCTCTGGGCCGGAGTGTCAGTCTTGTGACCATTCACAGACGAAGGCCCCGGCCGGAGATGATCCCGGTCGGGGCCCTTCCGTGTCTGGCTAGTTCAGCAGTTGCAGGAGCAGTCAGCGTGTCCCTCCATCAGGCGGCATCCTTTTCGCGGATGTCCCCGACGACGCCGCTCCGGCTGATCTCTAGGACGGTGCCGCAGTCGCCGCACGTGTAGTCGATGTCGCCTTCTTCGGTCGTCACGCCGGACATGGGCTCGTAGCAGCAGACGGGGATGTCGCCGGGGTCGGCCTCGTCGCCGGGGGACAGCTCGTAGCCGTAGCTGGTGGTGGGTCCGTCAGAACACATGCTGGTGGTCTCCTTCAGTTCAGTTCGATATGGGTTGCGGTCCAGTGACGCTTGTTCTTGCGCCCGTCCTGCACGACTTGGTCGGCGATGGCGCGTCGGGCTGACGTCTCGTTGGAGGCTTCGACGATGCCTTCGCATTCGCCGTCGTGGTGCTTGCCGTCGCTGACTGCAGCCTTGAAGTGGTAGGTCTTCCTTCTCATCGGGGTCCTCTCTGTCACTGCTCGTTGTGGTTCTTGACCCACACGCCCTTGCTGGTCGCGTGGAGGGTGCGCTGGTCGACGGGGCCGTGGTTGTGGATGGTGGTGGCCGCGGCTCGGGCCCTGCTGATTGCGACGCCGACGGCGGTGACGAGCATGGCGGCGCCGACGAAGGGTGCGATGACGATGAGGGCGAAGCGTTCGAGCCCGGGGACGCTGACGAGGGAGAGCCCCTTGCATGCAAGCCAAGCGGCGCAGCCGAGGCCGGTCGAGCCAGCGCCGACTCCGATGGACGCGATGGCCACGCCGACGGCCCACTGGGGTGCGATCCGCGAGTCGGGCTGCGGGACGGGTTGCGCGTTGCCGATGACGACCTTGGGTGCGGTTCCGGTCTGGCGGGCTTGATGGATGGCGTGGTCGACGGCGGCCGTGATGACGGCGTCGGTCAGCGGGTTGGTGGCCTGCCCGGCCGCGGGGGCGGTGGGCGTCGGCTCGGGCAGGACAGTCACGGTGGGGTCTCCTTAGGTGAGTTGCGTGTTGGGGGTGGCTGCTATCGGTCGAGGCGTCGAGTCATGACTGCGCCACCGCCGATTACGACGGCGAGGTAGACCGCGAGCCCGATGAGCATTCGAGCGGTGCTCGGTTCGCCGGGGAGAGCGATCAGGGCGAGGGCGATCAGGCCCAAGATGGCGGGGCCGATGATCGAGACGAAGTAGAGGGAGTGGTAGCGCTCCATGGATTTCCTGGTCTCCTAGTCGATTTCGCCGGTGCCGGTGCACACGGAGCAGCGGATGCGGGTGGTCTGGTGGATGCGGCTTTCGATGTCGTGGCCGCCGGTGCCGGTGCAGGCGGGGCAGGCGTTGACGGGTTCGGGCGTGTAGTTGGGGTCGGGCTGGTGGCCGCCGGCTTGGAGGCCCCAGGCGGCGCCGATCGCGGCGGCTTGGGCGGCGGCGACCGCGTTGGCGACGGGCTTCTTCACGGCGCGGAGAGCGGCCCGCTTCTTGCGTCGGAGGGTCGGCTTGAGGCCCCGCTTCCATAGGACGCGAGCCTCCGTCTTCAGGTCGTCGAGGGTGAGTTCGGGGTGCAGGATCCCGGCGAGCAGGACGCCGCCGATGACGATCTCGAAGGTGTCGTCGTCTTCGGCGCGCTGCCGGCCGGTGCGGGCTTCGTCGATCTGCTTGAGGTGGGCGATGGTGATGAGCGGGTCTTCCCAGCTGTGCCCGTTCCAGCAGTTGCCCCAGACGGGGAAGGCGTCGATGAAGCCCTGGCCGTCGAGGGTGAACGCCTGGGAAGCGCAGTCGGGGCACAGGTAGGGGTGCCCGTTGACAGCCATCTGCTGGATCTTGAGGGTGAGCATCGGGCCGGGACCTTTCTCGCATTTCGACCGGACAAGAAGCGGGCAGTGGATGGAAACCTGCAGGTGGGGAACCGGACGGGCATCGGACAGTGGGGGCCCACTGCTCGCGAACTATCTGTGGGCGTCCGATGCCTGTCAGGTGCGCGACCTGCGGTTCTTTCGCCCCCGGTCCGGTGCCTGTCCGATGTCAGTTGCGGACATTTCGGGCGGCAGTGACGTCTGCGAGCAGGTAGCCCGACGTCCGTTGCCCGTCCGGGCCGGCGACCTTCTTTGCCTCGATGTCGACGCCGAGGCGGTCGAGTTCGTCCTTCAGGATCTTGCCGACGCGGATCGACCAGCCGTGGCCCGTTTCGCCGTCCTGCTGTCCGTACTTGGCCGGATCGGTGGTGGCGAGTGCGGCGAACACCTCGGCGTTCGTGACGTTGCCGCGGCCTGTCTGCTTGGCAAGGATCTCCAGCCGCTCCAGCAGGGTGACGCGGACGATCCGGCCGTTGCCGCGCTCCCCGCCGGCGGCCGAGGAGACGCCGGTCCAGGCGGCGAGCTTCTCCTCGATCGGGTCGTGCCACTGTCCGGGAAGCCGGCCCGCGGCCTTCCGGAGTTCGTAGGCATCGGCGATGATCGGCGCCTTGTCGTCGTCGTCGATGAAGAACGAGCGAAGCGACACCGTGCCGAGGTCGGGCGACTTGAACCAGAACCGACCGGGCTGATCGAGCGGGATCACCGACGCGTCGTAGCCCTGACCGGCCATGCCGTCGCCGAGGATCGTGTTGGAGGCGTTGGGCGACTCGGTGTTCATGGCGGCGCGGGAGATCAGGTTCTGGCGGAGCCGGCCGCGGACGACGTCGACTTCCGGGACCTGCGTTGCTGCGACAAGGAGGACCCCGAGACCGGCACCGACGGCACCGATCTGGGCGAGGCTCTCGACGATCTCGTCGACGTAGGGGCTGGTGCCCTTGGCCGTGTAGGTGGCCAACTCGTCGATGTCGATGAGCTCGATGCCGCCGATCTCCTCGATCAGGTCTTCGGTCAGCTTGGCCTTGCCGCGCTCGTCGAGGAAGTCGCTGCGCCGGTCGAGGTCTTCAAGGACGGCCCGCAGGAACAGGGTGAGCCGCTCGGGGTTCTTCTTGACGAACGTGGAGAGCAGCCCAGAGAAGGCGTTGTGCTCACCGGAGGCCTTGCCGTCGAAGAGCCGCAGGTTGACCCGCACGTCCTTGCATGCGCCGAGGTTGAGGTTGGCGAGGAAGACGCCTTTTCCGCGGCGGGTGGCGCCGCCGACGAGCATCATCGTGTCGCGCACGCGGACAAGGACGGTGTTCCCGCGCTTCCCGAAGGCGAGCGGGGCGCCGTCGTTCCACAGGTCGAGCTTGCCCTTGTGTCCGATGAGCGGGGAGACGTGGGCGCTGGCGAAGGGGTCTTCCCGGGAGACCCAGATCTCCAGCCGGGATTCGCTGCTGCCTGCGCCGCGGCCCACGCCGAGGTCGAGCCAGTCGCTGTGGACGGCGAGAGCTGAGGCGATCTCCTTCTTCTTGGCGAGCGCGATCGTGGCCGGCATGCCGGACGGCAGGTCGACGGCGAAGGCGATGCCAGGGCCCTCCGTGTGGGGCAGGCCGACGCCGCGGATCTCGGCGGCCCGCTTCTCGGGGACGACGCCGGCCTCGACGAGGACGCGCCGCATGGTCTCCTCCCCCAGGTGCGACGTCCGGGTCGGCGCCTGCGCAGCGGCGACAGCCCGCTCTTCGGGTCGGCCGTGGTAGGCGCCGGCGAACACGACGGCGAGGACGAGGAGGAGCTGCATCCACCAGCTGCCGAGGGCTGCGACGGCGGACGCGCCACCGACGACGAGCAGTCCGCTGATGCCGGTGCGGATCCAGTGGCGCCGCTTGTGCGCCTTGAACTCGGTGCGCCGAACTTCGAGCAGGGCGCGGGCCTTCGACTCTTCGGCGGCACGCGCGGTGCCTCGCGGCATCTCCTTGGCCTGGCGGAGCATGAGCTTGGCGGTGGCGATCTGCTGCCGGTAGTCGTCGTGCCGGGCCTGCCACCAGCGGAGGCAGAGCCGGCGGTAGCCGCGCACCGACCAGCCGAGGTAGTAGGGCGAGTGGGTGGCGTGGTGGGTGGCGAAGTCGAGCGCGTTGTCGCGGGCGTAGACAGCCCACTGCCGCAGCTGCTGCCCGGACATCATCCAGGCGGGGCGGGGCCGCTTCTCCACGACCCACGCCGCGGCCGGGTCGACCGTCTCGGGGGTGTCCTTGACGAGGGTCAGCGGGGCACGCTCGTCGGTCAGCGGGGTGGCCATCCTCAGTCCTTCTTTCCGGCGGTCTGCTTGGCGGCAATGGACGCCTGGCGGCGTGCAGCGGACGTGAACTTCACGTCGCCCTTGCGGCGCTTTCCGGGGCGTGCGGGCGGGTTGTAGACGCGCTTCTGCTTGGGACCGAGCACTTGCGATGCGACCTGCTGTGATGATCCGTTTACGGGGCGCTTCTCGCGGGCTGCGGCGACCCTCGCTTCGGCGGCGTTGCGCATGCGGATGACGTCGGCGGATTCGCCCGGCTTGGCGCCTTCGACGTCGAACTTGGCCTGGGCCCAGATCGCGTTGGTGACAGTCGTCTGGCCAAGGTCGGCGGCGAGCTTCACGGCGTGCTGCCACACCTTCGGGAACATCACCTCGCGGTCCGCGGCGAGCTTCGCCGCCGCGGCCTCGGCCGCCTTGCGTGCGGCCCCCTCGTCGGCCGCCTTCTTCTGCTGCTCGGCGGCCAGCCGTTGGGCCTCGGCCTTGGCGGCGCGCTCGGCCGCCCGGCGCTCCTTGCGGGTGAGCGCCCCGTCGCGCTTGCGGAGCCGGCCGTGCTCGTGGAGGTCCCAGACGCCTGGGCCGGCGATCGATGCGAACGCGGTCGCGATGGCCGTGCCCGGGTCGAACGAGTGGAGGCCGTGGTAGAGGTTCACGCCGGCGGCGATCAGGGCGAGGAGCCAGACGATCGTCCGGTAGTGCCAGACGGGCCGCTTACTGACAGCCGCCGCACGGGCCCCGCGGTGGACGACCCACGCGGCGCCTTCGAGCATGATCGGGGCGGCGGCCATCCAGGGCGCCTTCGGGTTCCAGAAGAAGCTCATCTGGACGGGCAGGGAGACGATGCCGCAGACGATCGCGAAGCGGATCGCGTAGGCCCGCCACTTCTCGTCGGCGGCGGCGATCTCTTCGGCGAGCTTCGCCTCGTCCTCCTGCGCCTGTAGCGCCTCCCGGTCCTGCTTCTCCTGGGCGCGTTCGGCCTCTTGGCGCTTGCTGTTCGACTCCGCGATGCGGGCCGCCCGCGCCGCCTCTTCCTCGCGGGCCCGCGACTCGGCCTTGTCGTTGAGGATCTTCTGCTTGCGAGCCTCCTCAGCGGCCTTGATCTTCTCGGCCTCGGCTTCACCGGCGGCTTTGATTCGGGCGGCTTCGGCTTCGGCGGCGGCTCGGGTACGGATCGCCTCCGCCTCGGCCAGCGCGCGCGGGTCGAACCGCGGCTCGGGCGAGGCCATCGGAGTGCCGTTGACCTTCTTCTCGACGGACATGGCAGTCACAACCGCTCCCTTCAGCGATCAGCGGGTGGTCAGGCGGTGGCGGGCTTGGAGTTGGAGCGGTGCCGCAGCTCCCAGGCGATGACGGCGCCGATGGCGATGACCGCGGGCAGCGGGATCGCGGCCAGGAGAACGCCGAGGCCGGCGAACGCGAGCCCGACCGGGGCGGCGGCGGCCGGCCACAGGCCGACGATCAGCAGGTACAGGGCGAGCAACGCCCAGGCGATGATCCGGAACATGACGACCTCACAGGTCAGATGGGGTGGGGGTTCACTGCGCCAGTTCTCCATGGCCCGCGCGCGGCGTCGCGGGCCGAGGGCAGCCGGTCAGCTACTCGGGGTCCTGGATGCTGTGGCCGAGGATTCGCAACGCGGTCTCCTGCTGCCGGTCACCTGAGTGAGCGGCCAGGTCGTAGGCGGCATGCTGGCTGCCGGCGTTCAGCTGGGCGGCGGCGTTGGCGACCTCGGCTTCGGTGGGGCGGTAGCCGGTCGGCTCGGCGGTGCGGCGGAAGACGCCCATCAGTGGGTCTCCTTCTTGTGTGTTCGGACGGATGCCTTACAGGGCGGGCACTTGCGGGTGGGGCCGTCGCCGACGATGGGCGGCGTGATGATCTCCCCGCAGATCGCTCGGGTCTGACCGAAGACGAGCGGCCCGCAGCTCGGGCAGTGGAAGTGCTCGTCGAGAACCTCGACGGCCGGGCGACGGCGGAACATCAGGCGGCTTCCGGGTAGTCGGCGGCCGGGTAGTCGAGGCTGTCGATCTCGTCCATGAGCGGCGGCTGGCCGGGGTTCGCCGCGTCGTACATCTCGATCTCGTAGAGCGTCCAGTCGCGGGCGATCACGTCACCGGACCGGTTGTCGGCGAGGTAGGCGGCCACGTAGCGGGCTCGCAGGTCGGCCTCAGCGCCGTCGAACGGGTCGTTGGCGGCCGGGACGAGGGTCAGAACAGACATGGGGGTGCCTTTCACGTGGATCAATGGAAGAGGAAGGGTGGTGCGGGGTGGTGAGCCGCGCTGACGGGTGCCGGGGGATGGATTTCTCCGCCGACGCGGCCGTTCGGGGGGTTAGCGGGTGGGGTTCTTGCTGCGCTCGTTGACCTCGTGGAGGCGGCGCATCATCCGCTCGTAGTCGGCGGGGTTCACCGTCGGCCTGCCACGACGAGGAAGCGGTCGGAGTCCAGGTCCATGACGACCTCGACCTCCTGGCCGGCCTTGCGGAGCTCGGCCGCCTTCTGCTCGGCGGGCCAAGAGCCGCGGGGGCCGCCGGCGGGGAAGCTGTCCAGGGTCTCGGCGGCCATCACGCACCGTCCTCTTCGAACGGCGGGTAGATCGTGGCGCGGATCGCCCCGCCGACGTCAGGCCCGTCGGCGACCTTGAACGAGGCGTACAGGTGGGTGCCGCCACTGCCGTCGACACGCTCCGGAGCAGCCTTGGCGTCCAACTGTCGGACCCAGGCGGCGAACGCTTCCCGCATCTCGGACGGTGTCGACGTCAACGAATCGACGTCACCGACCAGAGCGCCCGAGATGGCGATTGTCCACGTGACGACCGGGAGACCGTTCACCTGCAGCAAGGGCCCGAGGGCACGATGCGCATCCCGCTGCCAACGCAGCTTCGTCACGTTCGACACGGAGGAGGCCATCACGCACCCGCCTTCGGCCGGACATAGGAGGCGAAGTCGTGCGCCAGGCGGTCGGCCGCCGACATCGCCTCCGCCCGGGAGAGGACCAGGGCTTCGGTCAGGCTGACCGCCGTAACCGCGGACCCGTTGATGACCGCCGTGTCGCCGACCTTCATGCCGGACACGACCCGCTCGACGCGGCGGTGCTCGGCGATGACGGAGGCGGTGTCGACCTCGGCCGGGGCGCTCATGCCGTCACCGCGCGGGCGGCACGGACGACGGGCAGGTCCGTGGGGTAGACCTCCGACTCCTCTTCCAGGTCGGTGGCGACCTGGACGGCGCCGATGTCCGGCAGGTTCACGGTGAGGGTGAGCTCGGTGGCTGTCCAGGTGGACGAGCTGTCGGAGGTGCGACGCTCCACCCGGCGGGCGGTGACGGTGCCGCCGACCCGCTCGAAGACGTCGTTCAGCTCGACCTGCGACCAGACGATGTGGCGGGTCGCCGTCTCGCCGAGGTCCTCGCGGGGCTGACATCCGCCCCGGAAGCCGAGCGCGGCGCCGACCTTGGCGGCCAGCTCGCGCTGCGGGGCGGCCAGGGCGTACTCGATGCGGTGCATCGCCTGCGCCGCCGCCATGGGAAGCGGGGAGGTGGGGCGCGCTGCGCCCGCACGGTTCTGTACGATCTGCGTAGCCATGAGGGGACCCTTCAGAGATTCCTCGTGGTGAGGGCCGGCCTGCGAGGTGAGAGTCGCGGTGTCCGGCCCGTCTTCATTTGTGGGGCGCTGCCGTCCGCGGACCAGGTCCGGTGAGAGTGGACGGCGATGCCGTTCTCAAGGTGGCGCCTTGAGGACTTGGTACGACCGTAGAGGGCCAGTCGAGGCGAGTCAAGCTCCCAACTGAACTTCTCAAGACGCATCTTGAGTGAGCGTCGGATCGCCCGTACTCTCACGTCATGGCCGACTCCCACGACGCTCCTTTCGCACCCTTCGACGAACACCTGCGCGCGGTCGAGAACCTCACCGAGCGATGGGCCGCCTTCATCGAACTGGCCAAGCACCTCGACGAGGAACTGGAGCTCTTCCGTCGGCGGCAGCGCCAGGAGATCGCCCTGGGGCTGAAGGACGAGAAGAAGACGTGGAAAGAGATCGGGGAAATCATGGGAGGCGTCTCGTACCAGCGCGCTTTCCAGTTCGGCAAAGGCGAGTGACTTATCCATGTGGTCGAGTCAACGCGCACGCGCGACCTCAGGCCATGAAGTCCCTCTGCAGCAGCATGCAGTGATCATGCAGCGGGCGTGCAGGCACTCTGCAGGTTCGCCGCAACCACCCCCACGGAAGCGGCCAGGGAGCCGATAGTGGACGTCACCCAGTGGACCGGCCGGCACGCTTGCTGGCTCCAGGACGCCTTCGAGGACACGCAGGAAGAGTTCGCTGCGCGCCTCGGAGTGTCGGTCCGGACGGTCGCCGCCTGGCATCAGGCGCCCGACATGGTCCCGAAGTTGGAAACGCGCCGGATTCTCAACGCGGCCTACAACGGAAAGGCAGGTGATGCGGTGCGCAGGCTGTTCATCCACTACGTGCGCGCCCACGCTCAGCAGATGCAGGCGCAGGCGCTGCGGGTGGCCATTGCGGTCGTGCGCCGCGACGGTGATGTCCTCCTCGTGTGCAGGCAGGACGGCGACGACATGACGTGGCAGTTCCCGGCGGGGATCGTGAAGCCGGGCGGGTCCGCTCCGAAGGTCGCTGTCAGGGAAACCCTGGACGAGACGGGCGTGCACTGCATGGTCCGCGAGCACTTGGGTGAACGGCTTCATCCGGTTACGCGCGCTTACTGCGACTACTTCATCTGCGACTACGTGCGAGGCGAAGCGGTGAACGGGGACGCTTCCGAGAACGCCGACGTGGCTTGGGCTCCGATAGAGGAGCTGTCCCGCTACATCCCCCGCGACCGCATCTATCCGCCGATCCTGGAAGCCTTGGAGGCCACCGTATGACGACCGAGACGACTGCCGAGCAGAAGATCGAGAAGCCGCCGGTGTCGGTCGCGATCATCGTCGACCAGGGCAAGGTGCTCATGGCGCGCCGCAGGGCCGCCGAGGGTGAGATCTCCTGGGTGTTCCCGGGCGGCGCGATCGAGGCCGGCGAGTCACCGGAGCAGGCCGCGGTCCGCGAGGTCGACGAGGAGACCGGCCTGAAGGTCGAGTCGGTGAAGGTGCTCGGCGACCGGGTGCACCCGAAGTCGAAGGTGCCGATGCACTACGTCGCGGTCCGCCTGGTCGGCGGCGAGGCCCGAGTCGCAGACGACGAGGAGCTCGACGCGGTCGCCTGGATCACGCACGCGGAGATCGCCGACTACGTGCCCTACGGGCTTTTCGGACCGGTGCAGGAGTACCTCGACGACGCGCTGCCGCACTGATCGAGTTTCAGCCGTTCGTAGGGCCTACACAGAGGCGTCAATTCACGTGTTCACTCGATCGACTTACTTGCGCGCGCGCATTGACCTCGGCCTTTACGCAGGTCAACCCCACCCCAGCGCATCCCTGGATGCGTTGCTCGATGAAGATGCCGCCGTTGAGTCATGCGGCAGGCTGTGACCAGAAACGCGAACGGCCCGGTGCGCTAACACCGGGCCAGTTCAACCAGCGAGTTGCCACTCGCCAGTCTGTAATCCGCCTCGTCAAAGTGAGGACTACGTCCATGACTGTAGCAACCTGCACCCCCGAGCGTCCCGTCCCAAAGCGTGCGGCGTCCGTCACGACAGCCGACCTGCTCGACACCCCGCTCCCCCAGCTGCTGGCCGACCTGGACGTGGAGCTGGTGGAGTCGTCGATCACGGAACGCGGCTTCACCGGGTACGCGCACCAGGAGGCTGGCCGGCTGCTGCTGGCGATGCGACCTGGCCAGCCGGCCCTGGAGCGGGACTGTGTGGCCCGCGCCCTGCTGGGTAACGCGCTGGGTGTGCCGATGCCTCCACTGCCCGCGCCGTACCGGGTCTCTGACCTGGCGACGCTGTAGCTCTTTCGACTCTATGCACCCCTGCATTGACAAGGTCTATGCAGGGGTGCATAGTTACTGGCGTCGGAGCACCACGGACCAACGGGGGCGTCATGTTCAGCGAGATCGGCGAGCGATACCGCAGCGAGAGCGGCACCACCTACATCGTCGTCGAGCCCAGCACGCCGGGCAGTGGCGGCGCCTTGCTGCTCGAAGACTTCGAGATCCTGGAGAAGCCCGACAGCTTCGAGTGGGACCCCGCACTCATCGCCTCGGGCGAGGTGGATGGCCCCCTCGCCCGCATCGACGACAACCCGGAAATGACGCGCCTGGTGCGCAAGCGCATGGAGCGGATCCGGATCGAAGAGGCCGTGTGGGCGAAGGTGCCGGCCGACCAGCACCGACGGTTCTACAACGCGATGGTCGACGTCCAGCGCTGCACGGCGGCGATGGACAAGGCGCAGGCCGAAGTCCTCGCTTACGCCGGAACGCGGGCGCGCGAGCTGCAGAAGATGGTCGACATCGTCGGCAGCCAGTCCGCCGTGGCGCGGCTGCTCGACGTCGAGCAGTCAACGATCAGCCGGGCGCTGCGACACCAGAACGACTAGGCGAAGGGGCGCGCCTTAAGGCCAGTCGTCTGACCTGGCTGTTCTGTAGTCGTTTCGCTACGCGAGCGTCTCGCCTGATGCAGGTGGGGCGCTCGCGGCGTTTGGGTTGTGGCCCCGCTCACACACCGGTCGGTAGGCCTTGTGGCGCCCAAGCTGCGGCCGGACTGTCGGCGAACAGGGCTGTGTCGACTGGGGGTTGAGCATGATCGTGTGTCCGTCGCCGAAGTGCGGGTCGCCGAACGTGGCTGATCTTCCGCACTATTGGCGGTCGTTGCCGTCGGACTCGGATTTGAAGGCGAAGTACGCGCCGCCCGCCGCGGCGAAGGGTGGCGCGCTCGGGGCGCTGGGTGCGCTGGTGGTCGGCATCGTGGCCGCCGCGAACGGCGCCGTCCTCCTCGGCCTGCTGATCGCGGCCGGCGGTCTGGGCTGGGGTGCACTCGTCTACAAGGCGACGGCCTACGCGGAGCAGCAGCGAGCAGCGTGGGAGTCGTCGCGGGTCTGCCTCGCCTGCACGGGTCAGTTCTGACGGTGCGCTGCGCCCTCGTCCTGGTTCACCGGGGCGGGGGCGTCGTCATGCTCGAACGCTGGCTAGTCAGGATCCGTACATGACGGCAACTGCGGGCGTACAGATCACGCGCAAGTGGGAAGAATTCGACAGTGGTGTCGTTTGGCTGGACACCGGGTGGTGACCCGGGTCACAGTGTCAGACCCTTGGGGGACACTACTGTCATCGAGAAGCTACTGGGGGGTAGGGGCGATTCGGATGACCATTCAGGAACAGCGACACGCTGACCACGACGACGACGTCATCACCGAAGTCACGCAGGAAGAGTTCCGGGAGGCTGCTTACGCGGCCCTCGACCGGCTCGGCCTGACCTACGCGCAGCTACGCGACATGGCCCGCCGGCGGGAGTTCACCTCGGCCCAGGCGCAATCACTGTGGGTGTCCATCGGCGGCGCACTTGATCTCTGACAAGCTCCTCAATCAGACGATCAGATTCACCAAGGAGATCCAGGCTCTCCTGAACGGCACCATCGCCAGTCACGTGCAAATAAAGGCGGTCGCACTCCAGGTGGGTGACGACCGCCTTTTCATGCTTGGACACCTGCTCGATAAACGGTTACTGACAGCGGAACGCTTTCAGTTGAAGCCGCGGGCGCCGAAGGTTGAGCTATGGATGGACGTCAGCTTCCAGCTACGCCTCGACATCGAGCGCGAACATCTCATGGTCCACAAGTCGTTCGTCGGCGTGTTCGGGTCGAAGGACGCCAAGCACGGCCTGTTCCACTACGACTACGAGCGGGACAAGGCTGACGGCTACCCGGACGCCCACCTGCAAGTCGAGGCGTCGTCAGGGTTCTTCGAGTCACTGAACGACCCGAAGACGGACACGGGCCGCTCCCTCGCGGCGCTTCACTTCCCGGTCGGCGGCAAACGGTTCCGCCCATGCCTGGAAGACGTCATCGAATTCCTGGCCGTCGAGCGGATCGTTCAAGCCCGCGACGGCTACGAAAAGATCCTGGAGACTGGCCGGGAGCAGTTCCGAAAGAAGCAGCTGCTGGCCGCAATGCGGAGAGACCCGGCGACGGTCGACTATTTCATCTCGCAGCACCGCACCACCGAGAAGGCCTAGGTCCGAAGCAACGCCCCGTCCGGGCCACCCGGACGGGGCATCTGCGTGACTGCCAGCTGGTGGGAGCCGTTGTTCCGGCATGGCCCCTGAGGATGAATTGGAACCGCCCTCGTTCGCAGCGATTCGAGCGGAGCGGACCGTGCCGCCGCGCAAGCCTGGCGAGGTCTCGAAGCGGCGGCAGGCGATCAACACGGCTCTCGGCCTGCCGCTCAACGAGAAGCCGACGCCCCCAGAGGAGTAGGCGGGCGTTCACCGTCTCCGTCGGGCTGGCCCGTACTTCGACTGCCAGGCGGGCCGGTCACCACCCGTCTAGGACGGGGCCCGACATGACTACCTCTTCGTCGTCCAGGCGGGCCGCGAGGCTGCGGTCGATCTCCGGAGTGAACGTCTCATGATCCCCCGGATTCGATGACGGTCCTATCCGGTCGAGGATGTCGTCGGCGCTGGTCACGCCTGCTCCCCTCCAGCTGCCACGAGCGCGGCCACGAAGATCCATCCCTTGTGCCAGGCCTGATCCATCAGGTAGCCCGCGTTCGGGTCCCGCTGCAACCAGCCGGCGTGCCCGGTGGCTGCGGCGAGGCGGACCACGCCGCGGGGCTGCTCGTCGCGCCAGTGGCCGCCTTGCCGGTCGGCGACGTAGTGCGTGGCCGCGGACACGGCGAGGCCGAGGGCGGCGCGGCGCCAGGACAGGCGCATCCCGGTGGCGCGCTGGACGACGGCGAGGGCGACGGCCTGCGTGGCGGTGTACGTGGCGACGTGTTCGGCGCAGGCCAGGGCGCCGGCCGCCTTCCCCTTGGCCATGGCCAGCCGGTCTGTCTGCACCCAGTGATCGCCGACTTCGTGGGCGGCGGTCAGGGCTGCGTAGGCGACGGCGAATCGGGCTGCGGTCACGACTGCTCCTCGGCGTGTTCGTCGTTCCCGTGGACGCGGTCTGCGTCGCGGCATTCGGCGACGGTCGGCCCGCCGTCGGCCTGTTCGGGCGCTGCTGACTGTTCGATGGCGTCGAGGACGGTCTGACGGGCGAGGTCCCAGCCCATCTGCACGCCTTCGCTGCGGTCGCCGTGGGTCGGCAGGCTGTACGGCGGGAGTGCGGCGACGACCCGGGCGAGGGCCTGCTCGGCATCCGATTCGCACCGGTGCCGGGGTCCGCCCCAGACGCGGCGGCAGGTCTTGCACCAGGCCTCCGCCTCTCCGATGTCCAGCTGGCCTTCGATGGCTTCCAGGACGGCGTTGGCGATGGTGCGGCGGGCGGTGAGCCGCAGCCATTCGCCGTGCTTCTCCAGCGCGGGAAGGACAGCGTTAAAGGCGACGGCTTGCAACTGCTGGCGGACGCGCGGCGGTTCGGCGGCCAACTTTCGGCGGGCTGCACCGACAACCTCGGCGAGCGCTTCACGGCCTTCGTCGGTGAGCTCGGCGGCGCCGCGGACGCGGATCGTCTCCCCGCCGATCTCGACGGTTCGGCAGGTGTCTTCGGGTTCGGGCTGGTCGGTCATGCCGCCTCCGCCTCGATGGTGAAGCTGATGACGATCTCGTCGTCGCCGGGGGTGAAGACGAGCGCGTTGTCGGGGAGGAAGGCGTCTTTGTCGAGGTCGTGCTGTTCGCGGTAGGCGCGTTCGGCGACGGCCCAGGCTTTGCCGATCTCGGCGGCTGCTGCGCCGTAGGGCTTGTTGGCGGGGACGGCCCATTCGCGGCGGGTGGTGGTGATGGTGCGGGGCGTGTACGTGGCCATTGCTGCCTCCTTGGGGGCTGGGTTGGCTTCTGACGGCCTTTCGGCCTGGGGGTGGGGGTCGGGTGGTCCGTCCTGCTGCTGGGCGCTCTCATGGCCGCCTGTCACGCCGCTGTACGCCCCTCTGCCGCCCTCGTAGCGCCTCGGACGTCCCGACCGCTGCGCGCGGCCTCCGGGGCGCCCTGATGGCCGCTGGCGGGCTCCTGGCGCCTCTTCTGCCGCTGCTCGGCCCTGTACGCCCGCTCTCCCGCCCAGCACGCCTCGCATGGCTCCTCGTCCCGGTAGCGGTGCGCGGCGAACCCGGCGTGGTCGCCGTGGCGTTCACGGCGGAACAGGCCGGCCTGGTAGGCGAGGTGCACGGCGTGCGGCATGGACTTGGCGTCGAGCTTCCGCATGACGCGGGTGGCCACGTTCGACACGGACTTCTCGGTGATGAAGATCCGGCTGGCCGTTTCGGCGTAGGTCTCGCCATTGGCCGTGCCGCGCAGAACCTTCAACTCGACGTCGGACAGCAGGCTCACGCCGGCCTCCCGCGCTTGATCCGCCCGTTCGGCGCGAGGTGGCCGTCGGCGGTGGCGAGCATGCGGACCGCGCGGGCGATGACGGCCCGCTTGCGCTCACCGCGGTAGCAGCGGGTGAGGATCTCGGCGATCTCCGGGTCCAGGTACACCGGCGTCTGCGGGGCGGTCATCGCTTCGCCTGCGGGTCGATGAGGTTGGCCATCGCGTGAGCCCCGTCGTGCCAGCAGCCCGGCTCGCCTTCCTCTGCCTCGGCGAAGGCCCGCTGCTGCTTGGCGAGTTCATGGGCGTGCTGACTGAGGACTTCGTTCGCCGCGTGCTCGGCCTGCTCGGGGGTGTGCTTGACGGAGAAGAGGCCGATGAGGATGGCCTGCATGTTGACGGTCACGGGTTCCTCCAGGTGCGGTGGTGCGGTGCGGGTGCCGCCCCCACGACGCGGGGGCGGCGGGGCGGGTCAGCGGAACTGGAGCGGTTCACCCGTCTCGGCTGCGGCATCCATGCCGTCGGCGAGAGCGAGGCCGTTTGTCCGGTTGAGGTGGGCCCCAGGGTCGATCGCCCAGACGGCCCGGTCGGCGGGCCAGAGTTCGTTGACCAACTGGCGCAATCGGGGCGCGACTTGGCGGCACTGGGCTGGCGTTAGTTCGCCGTCACAGTCCGAGTGGTCGAGCAGCGGGGCGAGTTCTGTGTGGACGGTGGACCAATCCCGGTCGCCGCCGAAGCCAGCCATGGCGTCGAGGTCGATGCCCTCAAACAGTGCCAGGGCCCGACGGAAGTGACCGAAGCCGATGTACGCCCACTGGGCCGTCGTGTGCGAGAAGTCGACACCCACGGTCAGGCCTCCTTGCCGGGCTGGGACACGGCGGCGGGCTGCTGGCGACCGAGGAGAGCGGCACGCAGCGCCGAGCAGTCTTCGTCGGATCCGATGCCGAGGATGTGGACCGGGTCCATCGCCGGACGCCGCTTGGGCATCCACTCGCAGCCGCAGCCCTCGGTGCAGCCGTAGACGCTGTGCTCGTCGGCCGGGTGGCTGCACACGCACGGCCGCGGCGTCTCGTCCTGCTGTGTCTCGCCGTCCGCCCGGCCTGGACCGGACGCGGCGTCGGCCAGGCGGCGCAGCATGTCGTCGGCGACGTCGCAGTGGCAGACCATCCACGAGCCGGGCTGGCTGTCGCTGTCGAGGTGGTCCGGGCAGTGGGCGCGGATCCGGTCGGCCTCCTGCTGGAGGATCGCGGCCCAGTTGGCGGCAGACTGCTCGGCCTCGCATTCGAGGCAGGGGCAGACGCTGACGTTGCAGCCGTGCGGGCAGCGGTCGGCGGGCGCGGACGCCTCGGCGGCCTGGTAGTCGTGCCATTCCTCGCCGCTGTCTGGGCAGGTCGTGCATCGGCCAGGGCTGACGGGATCCTCACCCTCGCTGTGTACGGCCTTGGGGTGATCACACTCGGCGCATGGCTTCTGCTGCGCCTTGTCGTTGTCGAGCTGGGCAAGGTAGGCGGCCTGCTGCTGGGGAGTGAGTGCCTTCCAGGCGGAGCGGTGGCGGTCGCGGGGGGCGGGCCGCCGCAACCCAGCGATGGACTCGTCGGGGTGACAGGCGTCCGGCGTCTCTTCCTCGTTGACCGTGTGGTTCGGCAGACGCGGCCCGTCCACCGCCGTCCGACCGATCAGCTCGCGCAGCACCTCGGCTACCTGGTGCGGGCCCACCGGGTGCGAGGCGGGCCAGCCGTCAGGGCCCTGCTCGTGGCGGCGCATCGCGGAGAATGGGTTGCCGAGTTCGGTGAAGCGTTCCGTGAGGGCGGCTTCGAGGCGGGCGGGCAGATCGTCGGTCATTGGTTGCTCCAGGGGTGCGAGAGAATCGGAGGGCCGGCCGCCCCTGATTGGTGCAGGGGCGGCCGGGCTGCGGGAGATCACGGGGTGGGCGGTCAGATCGCGTCTTGCGCGGCCCACAGCCCGTCAGCTGCCGCCTTGAGTGCCTGCGGGATGGTGTCGACGAACGGGATGTCGGCCCGATCGAAGAAGTCCTCGAACCCGGCAGCCTCGGATAGGGCAGGCCACGCGTCACGAAGCGCGTCAACGGCGGCATACAGGTTGCGGAACACGGTCAGCGGGTCGTCGGAGCGGGCGATCTCGTCTCGGGCGAGGTCGCGCAGTCCTTCGGCGGCGGCTCGGAGCTCGTCGGTCAGGCGCGCGGTCTCGGTCTGTGCGGTCATCGCTGCGCCCCCTCGGCGGTCAGGCGAGCCGGGCAGAACAGGGCGCTGACTCCTTCGGCGAGGTTGATCCACATGAACGAGCCCTCGGTGAGCTCGCGGTCGGTGCGGAAGAAGCAGTCGGCGAGTTCGGGGCGACCCTTCTCGGCGAGCGCTGTCCGCAGGTGCGGGAGTGCGTGCTCGGTCACCGCATTGATCGCGGCACCCCGGTCGGTGAAGTCGACGGTGATCGGCGGGACGGGCCAGTCCGGGCCGAACTCCACGCGGTAGTCGGTCATTTCGTGTCCTTCCGGTGGGTTTCTCGGGTTTCCCGCGCCGGGTTCCGGCATCAACCGGTCCCTCCTGCGGGTATTCGGGCAGGTCAGGCGGCTAGTGCGGCAGTGGGCGTGTCCTCGTGGCGGGAGAGTTCGACGCCGGTGACGGCTTCGACGAGGGCGCAGACGAGGATTTCGGCGGCGTTCGGGGTGACGGCGTTGCCGTACTGGCGGACCTTCTCCCGCTTGTTGCCGAGGACCACGTACTCGTCGGCGAAGCTCATCGCCCGGCCGATCTCGTGGGGTTCGAGCATCCGGAACAGGACGTCGTCGATGTCGACTTCGCCGCGGATGAGGGCGTACCGGTCGCGGGTGGTGAGCGCGCCGATCGGGTCGCTCACGGATCGCGGGGCGCCGTTGCCGTAGTACGGGATCAGCATGTGCTCGGACGTGCCGGCCGGGGCGACGAGACCGTGGTGGTTGCCCGACGCGGTGACGGTGGCGAGGGACTCGGACACGGAACGGGCGATGGATCCGCCGCCGCGGAGTTCGGCGATGAACGGCAGCCAGGCGAGTCCGGTCTCGTTGCGGGTCGTCATGGCGCGCAGCGGGTTGTGCGCGGACGCGGCGCTCTTTCCGTCGCGGCCCTCGACCGGGACCATCAGCGGCGGCACCATCAGCGCGTCGTTCTCGCGGGTGGTCCGCGCCGGCATCGGCTCGCCGACCGAGACGGCCGCCTCCCGCCACGTTCCACCCGCGGGGACCATCATCGGTACCGGGCGGGCGAACTTCTTCAGTCCGGCTTCGATGCGGGCGAGGGTCTTGTCGGCGAGGGGCTTGGCCCGGTCGCCGATGCGCTGCCCGGGGATGGCCCAGTCGATCGCCGCGGCGGCGGGCAGCGCTTCCGGCTCGACGATCTGGTAGCGGCAGCGGGTGTTCGGGCACCGGTAGACGTACTGGCTGCGGTAGCGGCCCATGTCGCGGCCCGGAGTCTTGAAGACTTGCATGGCCTGCACGTAGGCGTCGCAGCCGGAGCACCAGGCGCGCGGGCGCAGCCACTTGTCCCAGTCCGGGGTCCGGCCCAGGCTCTCGTGCCAGTAGCCGACGTACAGCCGGTCGCGGGACTGCGGCGCCGCGTGAACGGTGCGCGGGTTCGCGTGCATCGAGTTCAGGGCGATGATCCGCGTCCGGTAGCCGAGCTTGTGGATCTCGCCGATCCAGCGGTCCCACTGATCCCAGGCGCGGACGTCGGTGACGTTCTCGACGATCCCCGCCTTGACGAGGCCGCCGCGCTCCTGGACGCCGCGCAGGTACAGCGGCACTTCCTCCATCAACGCCCGGGACTCTTCCTCCGCAGACGGCTCATCGTCCTCATCCTGCGCGGCAAGCAGGTCGAGGAGACTGCCCTGCATCGCGTTGGTGAAGTCCCGCTTCTTGCCCTTGGCCACGGACCAGTTCGTGCACTCCGGCGAGGCCCAGAAGATGTCGGTGACGGGCCAGTCCCAGACGGGCGCTTTGCGGATGTCGCCCTGGTAGTGGCTGGTGGTGGGGAAGTTCGCGGCGTGGGACTCGATGGCGAGCTTCCAGTGGTTCGCGGCCCGCTCGACCCGCACGCCAGGCACAGCGTGGACGCCCTGGGAGGATCCGCCGGCCCCGCAGAACCAGTCCATCAGCGTGAGTTCGTCATCGTGGCGGTACGTCATGCGGCTTCTCCCTGCTGGCGGCGGCGCTCGGCGGCGCGGTGGACTTCGGAGTAGGCCGACAGGAGTCGGCTGGTGGCCCAGCGGTGTCCGCAACCAGGGCACTGGTAGCCGTGGACGATCGCGTCGCCGCGGCGCTTCTCGGCGGCCGCCGCTATGCCGCGGCGGCAGCAGCTGGGGCAGGAGTCGGTCATGTCTGCGCCATGTCGACGAAGCGGCTGTAGTGGCCCTGGAACGCGGTCGTGATCGTCGCGGTGGGGCCGCCGCGGTTCTTGGCGACGATGAAGTCGGCCTCGCCGGCGCGGGGGCTTTCGCGGTCGTATGCGTCCTCGCGGTGCAGAAGGATCACCATGTTGGCGTCCTGCTCGATCGCTCCGGACTCGCGCAGGTCGGACAGCAGGGGCTTCTTGTCGGTGCGCTGTTCGGCGCCGCGGTTGAGCTGCGACATGGCGATCACGGGGACCTGGAGTTCGGCGGCGAGCTTCTTCAGGCTGCGGCTGATCTTCGCGACTTCCTGCTGACGGTTCTCGCTGCGGCCGGTCATCTCGCCCTCCATGAGCTGGAGGTAGTCGATGACGACGAGGCGCAGGTCCCGCTTGCGCTTGATGCGGCGGCAGTGCGAGCGGATCTTCGTCAGGGTCAGGCCGGCGTCGTCGACGATGTCGAGGGGCGCCGCGTTGATCATCGGCCAGGCCTTGGCGAGGCGCGTCCAGTCGTCGTCGGTCATGCCGTTCTGGCTCTGCAGGTGGTGCAGGGCGACGCGGGCCTGAGCGGAGGCGATCTTCATCTTCAGTTCGGTGCGGGACATCTCCAGGCTGAAGAACACCGCCGGGAGGCCTTCGACGATCGTCGCGTGGCGGACGATGTCGGTGCCGAGTGTCGACTTGCCGATCGCGGGCCGGGCCGCGATGACGATGAGCTGGCCGGGCTGCAGGCCGTTGGTGAGGGTGTCGAAGTCCGTGAACCCGGTCTTCACGCCGCGGGCCGGCCCGTTCTTCTGCAGGTGCTCCAGCTGCTCCAGGAAGTCTTCGCCGTCGGCGCCGATGAGGGTGTCCTCGTCGCCGTGGGCGGTGTCGTCGACGATGCCGTCGACTTCGGCGCGCAGGTCGTCGAGGAGTTCGCCGGTCTCGGCGGTGCCGTCGGCGATGACGTGGAGGGTGCGGTTGCACGCCGACTGGAGGTTCCGCAGGACGGCCTTCTCGCGGACGATCCCGGCGTAGTACTCGCCGGTGGAAGCGCTCGGGACCTGCTGGACGAGGTGGTGCAGGTAGGCGGCGCCGCCGACTCGGGTGACGTCGCCGGTCTTGGCGAGGTCGTCGGCGAGGACGATCGGGTCGACGGGCGTGCCGTCGAGGTAGCGGGCCACGATCGCGCTGAAGATCGTCTGGTGGGCGGGCCGGTAGAAGTCGGCCGGGTTCTTGATGATCTCGGTGACGTCGGCGATCGCGTCACGCGACAGGAGCATCGCGGCGAGGGTGGCCATCTCGGCGTCCAGGTCGTGCGGGGGGAGCGTGTCGCGCTGCTCGGCCTCGAAGTCGTCGTGGGTCACTGAGTGCCGCCTTTCCTGCGGTCGTCTCCGGTGAAGCGGGCCACGGTGGCGCCGTCACCGATGCGGGAGGCGGCGCGGTCGCCGAGGACGTTGCGGAGTTCGGCGGTGGTCAGGTTCGTGGCGATGACCGTCGGCCGGCGGTTCTGCCAGCGGCTGTCGATGAGCTCGCTGATGGCGTCGGCCGTCCAGTCGTTGACGGCGCGGGCGCCGAGGTCGTCGATGGCGTACAGGTCGGCCTCGCGCCACCTGGTGAGGGCCTCGTGGTCGACGGGCCGGTCGGTGGCGACCTTGACGTCGTAGGTGGTGGCGATGCGGAACAGACCGCGCCAGCCGCGGCGGATGAGGGTCTCGTTGAGCTTCCACAGGTGCCACGTCTTCGTGGTGCCGATCTCGCCGGTGAGGATGAGCGATCCGTGGCGGCCGTCGAGGTAGCCGTCCATCCAGGCGTGGACATCGCGCCGCAGGGTGCCGGGCTCGTTGAAGGCGGCGGGCCGGCGGTCGAGGAAGGTCTGGAGGCGGTTGGCGACGGCTTCGGCTCGGGCCTCGGCCCGCCAGGCGTCGTGCTCGGTGGTGGTCATGATGCGAACAGGTCCTCGACTTTCGAGTTCGTGTAGTCGTCGGCGGTGTGGGTGTCGGCGCGGGACCCGGTGCCTGCGACGGAGCGCAGCTGCGGGCGGTTGGCGCGCTCGGATGCGTACTTGGCGGAGCGGCGGATCCACTTCTGCCATTCGGCGGGCCAGTTGGGGCGGCGGACGTTCTGGGCGCGGAAGTGGTCGACGAACTGTGCGGTCTCGTAGTCGATGTCGAGTCCGGGGCCGAAGGTGTCGAGGGCCCAGCGGCGCATCGAGTCGGTGAGTGCGAAGCCGTCGAGGTCGATGGGGGCGTCGCCGTCAGGCGACGAGGAGCCCGGCTCGCTACTACCTGAGGCCTCCTCCCCCACCTCAACCACCACGGGGTTCGGGGCAGGGGCAGGGGCAGGGGTAGGGGCAGGGGCAGGGGAATGCGCGTGTGGCGCGCGCCCGCGCCCGCGCGTAGAGCCTTTCGGACCCCCTTCGGCAGGGGGCTGCGAAGGGGTATCGGAGGGGGTTCCCGAGGGGGCTTCGGAGGGGATTCCCGAATCCCTTCGGGACGGGTCGGGGTCGGGGGTGCCGAACGCCTTGCGGAGGGTGCTGATGTGGATGACGACTTGCTGTCGGATGGAGGGGCCGTCCTGCCCCTTGTACTTGGTGGGCTCGTCGCTGAGTTCGTCCAGCGGGATCCGGTCCATCTCGGCGAGCAGGGCGGCCTGGAGGCGAGGCGAGGAGATCTCCAGGGCGCCCGAGACGGCGGCCCCCATGACCTTCGGCATGCGCCAGACGCCGTCATTGCGGACGAAGGAGCGGATGAGGAGTTCCTCAGTGTCGTCATCCATGACGACGAAGTGGGCCTCTTCCAGGCGCTGGAGCAGCTTCTCCAGTTCGGCAGAAGTGAGCCCGCGGGCCTTGCGAGACCAGCGCCGCAGCGTCAGGTCGAGCAGGCCGGCGTGGTTGAGGTTCGGCTGCGAGATGAGGAACAGGTAGAGACGCTGCTCCCTCTCGTCGAGCGCGAGAAAGTCGGGGTCCTCCCAGATGCTGGTGAGAATCCGACCGTGTCCACGGGCCATGAGTAGGTGTCCTTCGGAGAGTTCTGGAGGGTTTTCAGGCGCACGGAACCAGGCCTCAGGGAGGCCCTCGTTCTGCGATCTCTCGACTCCAGATATGAGAATAGCGTTCGCGGTCGGCATTCGCGAGCGATAGTCGCGGTCGCGTAGCGCGATCACGCGAAGTCGTGTCACTATGTGCAACATGGACGAGCTGGACGAGAGGATTCAGGCCGCCGCGAAGAAGCGGACCCGCGCCGAGAAGGCGTTCAACGACGCCGACGCAGAGCTGCGCGCACTGCTGGTCGAAGGACGCGCCGGCGGCAAAGGCCCCTCCCACATGGCGAAGCTCACCGGTTTCACCCGCGAGTGGGTCGCGAAGATCGCGCCCGCCGCGAAGTCCTAGCTGCTCCACGTCCCCTCCTCTCAGCGGCCCCGCTATGGCGGGGCCTTCGTCGTGTCAGCTGGCCGAGCGCCAGGGCGTCGTGGGCCGGTGGTCGTCGCAGCGCCATCCGGCCGGGTAGAAGCGCGCAGGGCCGCCGCACTTCGGTCGGCCCGTGTCGCACACCCCGGGCACCGTGCGCGGAATGGCAGGAGCGACGAGATGCGAGGCCGGGCCGGCTTCCCGCGGCGGCGTAGCCAGGTCGACGGCCTCAGCGCGCATCGCTTCGAGCTGGGCCTCCTTGGCGCGCGAATGACCCACGCGTCCGCCCTTCCGGGTCAGCTCGCTGGGCCCCCGGGAACCGGCGCCCAGCGGAGCGGCCGGGCTGGCTATGTACGCGAGGTACTGGCCGTAGGACGCCATGTCCGTCCAGAAGAACCGCGGCGCCCGGAGCACCTGCGCGTCCATCACCGGCATGTACGCGCCGACTGGGGCGCCGCGCAGCACGTCATCCAACTGGCCGGCCGTGACCTGGCCGCGAGCGTGCGGCTTGCCGCATCCGCTGAACTTGCCGTTCGGGCACTCGAAGCCGTTCCGGACAGTGCAGGTGTAGACCTCTATGCGGTAGATGCCGCCTCGGAACTCGTGCCGGTAGTTGGGGTTCGCGATCACCTTCGGCGGCAGCCCGCCATCGGTGCGCAGGATCGGTACCTGGCCGCGGACCTTGTCGCTGGTGGAGTGCCACATCGCGGTGCGCCCGACGGCAGCGGCGAGACGCGTCCTCTCGGGGGCGCTGTACCGGCCTGTGGAGCTGAACGGGGAGTGCTGGTGCTCGTAGGCGATCGTGAGCGTGCCGGTGAGCAGAACGTCGGCGCGGGTCTTCATGTTCGACGCCCACGCCTCCCGGCGCGGGTTGTAGCCCTCGGCGTCACCGATCAGGAAGGCGCGGTCGTTGAACGCCCGGTGCTCTTCCGTCTCGATGGGCTCGTAGGCGTGGTCCGGACGAGACTCCCCGGGCTGATGGCTGACTACGCGGGTGCCGCGGCTAGTGCTGTACGTCCTCAGCCACTGGACCTCGCGGTACAGCTCCCAGCACTTGGCGCACTGAACGAGCCTGGCCTTCGGCGAGTTCACGTTCCGCTCGCGCAGCCGCGTCCACTCGTCGCTGGTCAGCTCGTTCGCGTCGACAGCACCCGCGCCGTTGCGCACGGCGCCAGGACAGACGTTGCGATCCGTGATGACGATCTGGTTGTTCAGCACGGCTGCGCACTCCTCTCGATCGGGGCTAGGCGGCGAGCTGCTGGGTGGCCGTTCGGCGTGCGGCGAGGCGTTCGGCTTCAGCCCGTTCAGCGCGCTTGCGGATGATCTCGGTGAGCTGGTCGCTGATGTACTTCTCGTTGCCGCCGAGCTGCTTGGCGATCGAGGGCACGGACTCTCCGAGGAGGTAGAGGTGCTCGATCTCCCGGATGCGGTCCGGGTCGCGCCGGTACTTGTCGGCCGGGTTGTACGCGCCGTTGTCGTCAGGTCGGCAAGCCGGGTCGTCGATGTCGTCCCAGGCGAGCGGGCCGTGCCAGCCCCGTTTCCGGGCGTAGGCCTTGGCGAGTCGGCTGGAGCCCGGCTTCGGCAGGAGTTGCCGGTAGACGGCCGTGATGGTGTCGGCGGTGGCGGCGTCAATGGTTTCGGTGGTGCCGGCGGCAAGTTGCTCGACCCGGGCGTGCCCGAAGTGGGCGAGGCCGGCGATGGTCTCCATGGTGTGGCCGATGGCGACGAGGGCCTGGATGCGGCGGGTGGCGCCGGTCGCGTCGACGGTGATCCGGGGCGGTCCGACGGGGATGGAGAGGATGGCGAGGGCGATGTGCCTGCGGACTTCCCGCTGCCCGGCGGCGAGGCCGTACACGGTCGACGGGGAGATGCTGGCGGTCTGGGCGATGCGGAGCCGCGACCAGCCGTGCGCGAGGAGCCGTTCGATGTGGAGGCGGACCTGCTGGGAGTCGATCTGCCGGCGCCGTCCGCAGGAGACGTCGTAGCTGACGCCCTTCTCGTACCGGTAGTTGATCGCCACGCAGTCGGCGGTTCGGCACCCGCGCTGGTAGCAGGCGCGGGACGGGGTGTGGGTGGTCACGGTGTCTCCTTCCGGGGCTGGTTGAGGTAGTCGGTGGCTTGGCGGACGCCGGGGTGGTTGGCGTAGCCCTCGGCCCACCGGGCCAACTCGCGGGCGTGCCAGCGGATGGCGATGGCGTGTCCTGCACGCCGGCCGGCGCGGACGATGCCGTAGGCGACCAAGAGCAGGAGGCCGAAGATGGCGGCGAGGAGCAGCCAGAACGCGGCCTGCAAGATCCACTCGTGGTCGAGGAGCCAGGAACCGACCGGGGCGAGCACGGCGAAGGCGGCGGTCATGCGGCACCTCCGCCGAAGAGGAGCGGCATGTTGGCCAGTCGGAGTGCGGAGGCTTCGCAGTAGTCCTCGCGGCCTTCGATGCCGATGGCGCGCATTCCGGCGGCTGCTGCGGCTTCGAGGGTGCTGCTAGATCCGGCGAAGGGGTCGATGACCAGCCCTCCGGGTGGGCAGCCGTAGCGGATGAGCGGGTCGAGGATCGGGAGGGGCTTCTCGTCGGGGTGCCGCTTCTGGCCGCGCACGGCCGCCGCTTTGATCACGGATCGCATGAGGCGTGTGCCGTTGTCGATGTAGGAGCTGGCTCCGACGGCCCCGGTGTGGGCGGTCCGGTTGGCGCTTCCGTGTGCCGACTTGTTCGGCCCGCTGTAGGGGACGCGCGGCACGTCCTGGTGTACGCCGGCCCACGGTCCGCGGTACCAGTGCAGGACGTGTTCGTGGACGCGGCGGAAGCGGTCGCGGGCGAAGCCGCTGCCGTTGTGCTTCTCCCAGACGACGTTGACGTCGCCGTGGACGGGGCTGTCCTCGTCGTGGCCGATGACGTCCTGGGAGAGCTGCCAGTTGGCGGTACCGAACTCGGTGGCCCGTCGCATGAACATGCGCATCGAGCCGAAGCACCACATCGACTGGGCGTGCCGGGCGGCGACGTCGAGCCATCCGTCGGGCCAGCGGTCCCAGCCGTGGGACGTCTCGCCGTAGGGCGGGTCGGCGACGATCAGGTCGGCGGTGACGCCGAGCGCGGGGAGGATCTCCCGCATGTCGCCGAGGTACAGCTGGACGGTGGCGTCCTCGTAGTAGGCCTCCATCAGGCGGCCCTCCGCTCAGCGATGCCGGCGGCGATACGGAGGGCCGTCTTGCGGGCGGCGATGATGCCGCGGCCCTTCGCGGTCAGCTCCCACATGGCGATGGGGTGCCCGTGGGTGGCTTCGCTGGTGGACGGCACGTACTGGCCGGTGTGGGCGATGACGTTCGCGGAGCGCAGCGAGTTGATGGCCGCGCCCAGGAAGCCCTTCCCGAGCTCGGGCAGGACTCCTCGAACGTCGTTGCACGAGAAGGTCTTCTGCTTGCTCCCGAAGTGCAGGACGGCCTGCTCGACGAGGAACTTGTCCCACTCGGAGTGCTTGGCGATGTCGGCGAGGAGGGCGTCCTTCTCTATGGACGCGAGGCGCTCGGCGACGGACTGGCGGCGGGTCATGACGCGACTCCCGTCAGCTGTGCCTGGACGCCGGCGAGGGTCTCGGGCTGAGGCGTCCAGAAGCCGAGCGCACCCTTCGCGGGAACCGGCTCGGGCAGGGCGACGACGTCGGTGAGGGTCCAGTGGTAGACGTTCTCCTGACCCCACGGGCCGCAGCAGCGGCCGTCTTGGGAGTAGTGGCAGCCGGTCACGGTGGCGACGGCGACGATCGCGCTGTACACGTCGAGGTGTTCGCCGTAGACGACCGCCCACTTGTCGGGCTGGGCTCCGGCGTGGATGAGGATGCGCGCGCCTTCGTGCTTGGCGGGGAGTTTCCAGGTGCGGTTCTCGACCCGCTTCGTCTGGTGGGCGATCGCGCCCGCCCACGGCTGGCGGATGGTCAGTGCTCGCATAGCGTGGTCTCCTTGGCTGGTGCCGGGGCCCCGCCTGATTTCGGCGGGCGGGACCCCGGACTTAGGTGATGGGCTACGGGGCGGGAGTGGTGGCCGGCTTGTCGGTCTTGCCGCCGGTCAGTTCGTCGGCGGATACGCGGGGTGCCGGGAACTCGTCCTCGGCCGTGACCTCGCCGCGCTGGATCGACTTGAAGATCACGCCGAGCTGGACGACGTCGTGCTCGGTCCACTTGTCGGACGACCGGTCGAACCGGTTCTCGATCCGGTCGACGGTGATGCCGATGCCCTCGAAGGTCTTGATCGCGTCTGCGACACGCTGAGCGAGGGGCTTACCGCCGCCATCCCGCAGCGTCTGGTTGCACAGATCCTTGGCCTCTTCGACGAACCACGGCGGGAGGATCGCGAAGATCGCCTCACGGACTCGGCGGGCGCCATTGTTGGCGTTCGTCTCATAGATGTCCCGCATGTCGGTCAGCTGCTTGGGTCCGTTCTTCGTGTCGCGGCGGTGCGGCACGATGAACGTCGAGGAGTTGCGGGAGTTGGTCTGCACGTCCCAGGCGAAGGCCTGCATCTCGGACTGGCCGTAGTCGTCGTCGCGGCGCATCTCGACGAGCCCGTACTGCACGTTGCCCCAGACGCGGGCCAGTTCGCGGGCCAGGTGCACGGAGGCGCCGGTGATGGTCTGGCCGCCGCGGGAGTAGCGGAAGAAGGCGCGCTCGGCGAGGCCCTGCTGCTTGCAGGATTCGCGCATCTCGGCGACTGCGGACTGAATGTTGCGGGGGCACTGCTGGGCGACGATGACCGCGGCCTGGACTTCGGCGGCGGCGCGGGACTGCTCGACTGCGGTGCCCTGGCCGATGCGCTGCGGCGTGTTGTTGGACGGGAGGTGGACGGGCTGGTTCACAGGTACTCCTCTTGGTCGCGCTTCTCCGCCCACGGGGGCAGAGGCAGGTAGGTGATGCGGTCGTTGAAGCCGTGCCAGACGCCGGTGCGCTCGCACTCGGCGTAGGTGCGCAGGGCGCGTTCGTTGCGGGCGGCGCCCAACGCCAGTGCGGGGAAGTCGAGTTCGACGAGGTGCACCAGATAGGGCGCGGTCTTGGCCTGGAAGACGAAGACGAACGCGGGTTCTTGGTCTCCGTGGAGGCCGAGGGCTTTGACGCCGTCGAGGTAGTGGGCGGCCTGTGCGTGGTAGCCGCGCTCGTAGACGGCCCGCTGAAGCGCTGCCTCGTCGATGGCCTTGGCGGTCTTGTAGTCGACGACGACGAGCCGGCCGTCGCCGCGGTGTGGCATCCAGTCCGGCCGGCACCGGCAGCGGACGCCGGTGCGCGGGTCGGTCCAGAAGAGGGACTGTTCGGCGAGACCCGTGCCCGGGGTGAACAGCGGGCCCGCCACGGGGTGCTGGCGGATGGCCTCGGCCATGGCCTGGACCATGTCGTGGTCTTTGGTGAGCAGCGGGATCTTGTCTGCGAGGTAGGCCTCGTCGCGTTGGATCTGGGCGTCCTTCTTCCGCCAGTCCGGGAAGTCGATGACCTCCAGTTCCGGCCCCTCCCCCAGGACGAGGAGGTGGGCGGCGTGTCCGAGGTCGAACTCCTTCTTGTGGGGCTGCGGGTGGTCGCGGTCGTACTTGAACTGGGCGGGGCAGCCCGGGTTGAGGAGCGCGCGCAGGCCGGACGAGGAGATCGACGTGCGGTCCGCGTGGTAGGTCTCGGCCGGGAGGCCGTCGATGATCTGCGGGGCTTCGACGGTGGTGGTCATTCGCAGTCCTCGGTCTGGGTGTCGGCGCAGTCTTCGCAGCGGCCGTCGGCGGTGAACGGGCCGTCGGTGCCGCGGCAGATGCGGCAGGCGAGGGGGCTCACCACGGGGCCTTCGTCGAGGAGTCGGCGGGGAGGCGCCACTCGGTACCGGCAGGGGTCTGGTGCCAGTCGTGGCGGTCACGCTGGACGCAGCGGAGCAGGGCGCCGGTGTCCGGGTTGAACAGGGCCTCGGGGCACTGAGGATCCGCAGACTCCTTGGAGATCACCTCGCCCCGGACGATGGCCTGCAGCCGCTCGACGCCGTCCGGGTCGTACTGGATGGCGGTCACCGCGGCGACGTAGGCAGGGAAGCCGGCAGCGAGCCGGTCGAGGTTGGACGGGTCGGCGGTACCCATCGCGGTGAGGAGCGCGGTGGTGAAGGAACCGGCCTGGTAGCCGCCGTCGCGGCCGTAGTGGAACAGGACGTGCGCCGCGACGTCCGGCGGGATGGTGGGACTGTCGGTGTTCACGGTGTTCTCCAAATGGGTGCAGTGGTTGGGGGCCAGCTCCCCGGGCGGGGGGGGGTGCTTCGGGGAGCTGGCCCTGGGTGGCGCGGAGCTGGGGGGGCTCGACGCGCCGGACTGTGGAGTTGTGGATCAGATGAGGTCGTCGAGGATGAACTCGCCGAGCCAGACGAGGACGAAGACCGTGGCCCCGGCGACGGCCGTCCAGCCGAGGTTGTGGGTGATCAGCCAGGCGATGCCCGACGAGACGACCCCCAAGATCAGGCCGGCCAGGAAGCGGGCCACTACTCGGCTCCTGCCGCGGTCACGATGCGGCTGTGGGCTTCGTTGAAGTCGTTCGTGTCGAGGCCCATCCACGGCACGGCGTGCGTCATCGCGTTCAAGATCTCGAAGCCGTTGAGGCCGTCGTCCTTGTAGTCGGCGGCGGCGGCTTCGATGTCGGCGTCCGTGTACGTGCCGTTGGTGGTGACGTCGCCGGGCATGTAGTGGGTGCCGGGCGCTTCGCACCACGCGTAGCTGAGCTTCGCGTACAGGTCGCGGGCGGTCTCGTCGCTGACCGTCTCCTTGATCGCGTCGGTGTCCTGCGTCCAGTCGATGCCGGAGTCGACGAGGACCTGTACGCCCTTGAAGGCGTTCTCGCGGGTCAGGGACTCGGCGATGGCGAGCCCTCCGTGGTGGCCGATCCGCCAGCGGGCCGGGTTGTTCAGCGACTGGCTGGCGGGCATACGGACAACGACCAGTCCGGGCGCTGCCTGCACGGCGCCGGAGACGGTGTACGTCTGCTGGCCGTGGACGATCATCTTGTAGTCGGTGGTCTCACCGATCATGGGATTCCTCCGTGTGATACTCGATCTCGGATCCCCGTCGACTAGGCCTCGGCGGGGGTTCTGCGTTTCGCCGGCCGCCCGACCTGTTCCGGCCGGGCGGCCGGGAGTTCAGGCGTCGGCGAGGACGGCTTTCCACAGCGGGACGGGCCGTGTGGGGGTCTCGTCCGGGTCGTCGGCGGGCCGGTGCATGGGCGGCACGGTGACGGCGTGCTCGTTGTCCGAGGCCGCCTTCAACGCCAGGTACTTGCGTTCGGTCTCCGCGGCGTGGGCTACGGCGTCGGCACGGAGCTGGCGCTCGACTCCGACGTCGACGACGTCCGCCCGCAGCTGCTCGATCTCCGCGTTCGCTTCGAGGACCATCGCGTCGAGGCCGCGGATGACGCCTTCGAGGCGGAGGACTTCCGCCCGTGCGGCGTCCCGGTCGTGGACGAGGCGCTTGCGGGTGTAGCGGCGAAGCCCAGTACCGCGGAGCAGGGGCTTCATACGGCGACCGCCTTCAGGCCGGCCGCGGTGTCGCGGAAGACCTTCAGCACCTGCCGCTTCTGCCGGCCCTTCGCGTCGTTCCACACATGGATCGGCTCGCCGACCGTCGCCGCCAGAGCAGTGATCGCCGCGTCGACGACGTCACTGCGCTCCGCGTACAGGGACGGGTAGCGGGGCCGCCCGTAGGCCGCGGCGAGAACGGCGCCGACGGAGCAGACGGGGATCTCCGCGAGGTCGTCGCCGTTGTCGGCGCGGTCCTCGTCGTACAGGTAGCCCTTGTGGTGGCCGACCCGATTCAGGTGGGCTTCGGCCTTGGCGAGGAGTTCGGCAACCTCGTTGCCGTCAGCGGCAGTCACGACGCCTCGCCCTCGACGTTCGTGATCTCCATGCCCATGCCGACTTCACCGAGCTCGGGCCGGCCGCTCTCGAACATGACGAGCGGTCGGCCGGTGAGCAGGGCTTCCATCAGCTTCTCGCCGAAGTTGTTGTCCTCGGCTCCCATGTCGACGCGGATCGGCTCGGTCATTTCTGGTCCCCCTTGTAGGTGATCTGGTTGCTGATGCGGGTGCCGAAGCAGGCGAGGAATCCGTAGGCGGCGAGGACGGCCCAGCCGGTCACTTCCGCCTCCGGATGTGCTGCGGCTTGAGGCCGAGCTGGTCGAGGAGTTTGAGCACGCCCGCCGCGATGACCGGGTCGTGGGCGAGCTCCCGGCCGACGAGCTTCGGCATCAGGTCGTCGCGCGGGTCGGGGTGCTCGCGGCCGATCTGGTCGGCGACCCGGACCGCGGCCCGGCGGTGCTCCGCCTCGTCGACGAGCCCGACCGTCAGGGCGTCCTGGGAGAGTTCGGCGTTCACGCGGCCACCGCCTTCGCGGCGCTACGCAGCGCGTGGAGCACCTGTACCTGCGTGCGGTTCGGGTCGTTCTCCCAGGGGACGACGAGCTGGTTGCCGAGGTAGGTGACGAGCGCGTCCCACGCTTCGAGCGTCGTCTGCTCCCCATCCGCGGAGCCCTTGCCCGGCACGTAGCCGGCGGCCCGGTCGATCGCGGACACGACCGGGTTTATGCGCGGGTCCCAGCCCTCCGCCTCCAGCAGGTCCGCGGTGTCCCGGAGGACGGCGGCGACACGGGAACGGGTCACGGACAGCGTCACCATCTACGCCACCCCCTGCGGGTGCCGGCGCAGCCATTCGCGGCGGACCGTGTAGCGGGCGTGGACCTTGGCGACCTCGTTGAGGTACTCCTCGGTGGTCCACGGCTTCAGCCCGTGTGAGCGGTGCTGCCAGGCGGCCTCGACGGCGAGGATCGAGTCCATCTCCAGGTCGGCCAGCGGGCGGGCCTCGATCGTGTCCGCCATGTCAGGCCACCGCCTTCAGCGCCACGGCCGGCTGCGCGGCGGGCTGCGGAAGGCGGGCATCGATCGCGTCGAGCAGGGCGTCGATGGCGCCGGACAGGAGCGCGCAGTCCGTGGCGGTGACGGGTCCGCCGTCGGTGATCGCCTGGGAGATCGGGGCGTGGACTTCACGCACGTAGTCGATGACCGCGGCCAGGCCGGAATCCATGTCGAGCTCGTTCACAGCGTCTCCTTGCGGGCGGTGCGGGCTTCACGGTTGGCGTTCTCGCGGGCGGTCATCTCGGCCGCCCAGGCGGGGTAGTCGGCGACCTGCGCGACCGGTGCGTTGGGGTGCCGGACCAGCCAGGCGTCCAGCTGGTAGGCGATGCGGTCCGACGGGGATGCGGTGCGGTCGGCGGCCTCGGCGAGGAGCTGCGCGTTGCGCTGGCCGGTGACGATCGCGGCGACCTGCTGCTGCAGCGTCGCCAGCGGCACGTCCGCCTGCTCGATACGCGGAGGCACGGTCTGGAAGGCCCTCGGGGTGAAGGTCATGACGCGTCTCCCGTCGGCATCGGCAGGGCGCCCATCGCGGCGACCGTGGTGTCCAGGTCCGGCTCGGCGCCGTGCACTGGGCAGTTGGCGTCCCAGTCGCAGTCCGTCGTGGCATCGACGGGGTTCCAACCACAGGCGCTCATGCCGTCACCGCCGGGGCGTCCTTGCAGGGCCAGCGGTTGCCGCACGCGCACCAGTGGCATCCGTCCAGCGGGTCCGGCACCTTGTCGTAGTGCTGCTGCACGGGGGCAGCCGCTGAGAGCTCGGCGATGCGGGCCTGCAGGTGCTGGGTGTAGGTCTGCTCCTGCTTCAGCCAGCCCTGGTACGCCTCGCGGTCGTTGACGACCCGGAGGACGGTCTCACCGTGAGACTGCGCCCGCTCGCGAGCCGACTGCCAGGCGAGACGAAGGCGGGCATTCTCTGCCCTCAGCCACTCCAACTCGGCCGTCTGCTTCTCCTGCGCCGTCTCCGCCGCATGCAGCGACGTGAAGACCTGGGTGCCGTACTTGGTGGCGGTGGCGCACGGCCAGCCGACGACCGTGCCCTCCTCCCAGCACACCGCGCACAGCCACGAGTTCGGCATGCCGCAGTCGTCGAACACCGGGACGTGGAAGCGGGGCGGGAGCTTCTCGTTCTCCTCCAGGGAGAAGCCGGCGAGGATCTCGTAGTACGGGTGGTCCGGTGCGTGGAGCAGAGTGGCGCGCTGTGCACAGCCTTCATGCTCGACAGGCTCGCCGGCAGCCACGTTGCCGCGGCAGGTACCGCAAGCGTTCGGGTCGGCGACGGTGCTCTTCCGGGCGAGAAACTCGGCGCGATTCTTGATCCAGAACCGGTCGTCGTCTGTGACTTCGGGGGCGGATGAGACGATGTCAGGCAACGGTCTGCCTCTTCTCTCTGAGTGGTGAGGGGTGGATCAGCGGCTCTTGGGCCGCAGAGCCCCGGCTGTCGGATCGCACTCCGACGGTTGGGGCTTTTGCCGTCAGGCGGCGGCGCTGGCGGCGAGCGGCTTGGCGTACTGGTTCGGCACTCGCTCGCCGCTCGCCTGAACCCAGCGGATGTGGGCGGCGGTCATGCGCGGCGACTTGCCGACGTAGGTGTGGGGGATCCGGCCGTTCTGGATGGCCTCGATGACCCAGTTCTCGGTCTTGCCGAGGAGCTCGGCGGCCTTGGCCGGCGTGAACGCGGTGAGTTCCAGCTCGGCGGCAGTGGGGGCCGCGGCGAGACGCTCAACAGCTTCCTTGATCTCCGTCAGGCGGAGGATCAGCGTCGTCTCCGTGGGGGGAGCCAGGTCGTTCCTGGTCACGGGGTATCTCCTTGTGGGTAATGGCGGCCAGAGGCACGTCCAGGTAGCTGGCATAGAGGTGGAGGGTTCCGGGTCCTGCTCCCTGCTTGTCGTCCTCGACGCGGGACAGGAAGCCCGGATCTCTGCCGATGTCTTTCGCGAGCCGGCGAAGGCTGATCCCCCGTGCCTCGCGGATGGCCTTCATTGCGGCTCCGTTCGGTCTCACGAGACACAACGTAGCCCTAACGACGCGACAACGGCAAGGGATTGCACCGGGTTCGTTGGGTGTTAATCAGTGTTCCTTGGGTGTACGTCTGGCGCGAGGGCCGAGATCGCTGGCCATAGCTACACGGCGCGCGTAGGCGTGCACACGGGGCGCAAGCGCAACGAGGCGCTAACGAAGCAACAAAAAAGCTCCCCTAAGACCGATCAATCCTGGTCAATTAGGGGATCCGCTAGGTGCGTGTTGCCTATCCGTGCGGCATGATGAGCCGCATGGCGGAGGACCGGACCAACCTGCAGTGGGCGAAGCTCGCTACCGCAATTCGCACAGCCCGCGAAGCGCGCGGCCTCACGCAACCCCAACTGGCGGAACTTGCAGGCGTCAGCGAGGGCAGCGTCCAGAACCTTGAGAGCGGCAAACCGCGTAGCCGGATGCCGCAGACCCTCGCGAAGATCGAGCCGCACCTCGGATGGGCGACAGGATCCGGCCCGACCGTGCTCACCGGCGGCGAACCGACCCTCGTGACCGAGAGCTCCTCGGCGTCGACCGTCCGTCGAACCGACGAAGTACTCCGGCGGAAGCTGCCGCTGCGAGTGGTCGACGAGCTGGAGAGCGACGACCCCCTCATCGACTCACAGGTGATCCAACTCCCCGGCACGGGCGGTGCGCGCATGACCATCGTGGTTCACGGCCGGCCCGACGCGACCCCCGCCGAGATTCAGGAAGCACTGCTCGCCTGGCGGCGCACCGAGCGCAAGCTGCACCGTCTGCCTGACGACGTGGACGTGAGCGACGAACCGCCGGCCGCGCACAGCTCGTAACTTCCTTCACACAGATTGTTGCAGTCCCCTCCCTGTAACGCTGGTGCGTGTGATGTCATAGGCCAACCACAATGGGGGGCGCCCGCAGTGGTCTTGGGGGACCTATGTCAGTGCGGGTTCTGTCAGTTCCGGGAATGCCATACGCCGTTCAGGTCTGGGTCGAGGACTGTGACGACGGACAATTCAACGTGTACGTCGACGACGGTCTGATCCAGGAGAAGGGCGCCCGCGCTCTGCAGGCGATCCTCAACTCCGTTCAGGACGGCTGGCGTCGACTCGATGAGTCCACTGTCCGCAGAGCACTCCACGCCGTCACCGGCTGACAGCTCACTCCCCCCTGAGGCAGCTCATGGCCCACGCAGAGAAGCGCGGCTACGACAAGCGCGCACGTAAGTGGCGGTACCGCGGTCGGTACAAGCTCCCCAACGGCGAGTGGGGATCGGTCTCCAAGGATGAGAACGGTCAGCCGTTCTACACGCTGCGCTCGGCGAAGGACTACGCCCACGGCCTCGAAGTCGACGTTCGCAGGCAGCAGTTCTTCAACCCGCGCGACGGGCGCACGACGGTTGGGCAGTGGTCCGAGCGATGGCTTGAGTCCATCGATGTCGGGCCGCTCAGCGAGAAGGAGTACCGGCTGCGGCTGAAGAATCAGATCCTCCCCGAGTGGGGCCAGACGGCCGTTGGTGATCTATCCCCCACTGCGATCACCACCTGGGAGAAGGGTCTGCGGCAGCGGATCTCGAAGAACTATGCCGACGCCGTCATGAGCGTCTTCCGCACCATGCTCGATGACGCCGTCGCGGAACGGCTGCGCGGCGACAATCCCGTAGCGACCCGCAAGAGCGGCCGGCGCGGCAAGTTCAAGCCGAAGCCGAAGGACGAGAAGACCATCGCCACCCCACGGCAGGTACTCCACATCGCGCGCAACGCGCTCCAGATGCGCGGTCTCAACGAGTACGCCATCGTCCTGGCCTCCGCGTACACCGGCCTGCGCATCGGCGAGCTCGCCGGCGTGCACCGCGACCAGTTGGAACTGAAGGACGCCGGCATGGGCCCGCGCCTCCACTCGGTGCAGCAGAGTCAGTACGTGGGTGGCGTGTTCACGGAGATCGACAACAAGTACGACTCGGGCCGCGGGCTCATCCTTCCCGCCTTCTTGGCGGAACTCCTGCAACAGCTGATCGACTCGCGGCCGGATGGCGAGTGGGTGTTCACCGCCCCCAAGGGTGGGCGCCTGCTGCGGGGTGGCGACTGGTACGCGGAGACGTGGCAGCCCATCGTGTCGGGCCGTGCACCGCGGGGGGTTGTGCGCGGGGCGAAGGCGCGGGTCGGTGTCCCGCCGGTCCTGGGCGTCGAGGGCCTCACGCCGCACGGGCTTCGGCACTCGCAGAAGGTCTGGCTTGACGAGGGGAATCACCCTAGGGTTGCTGTCGAGGCGCGGATGGGGCATGTGCTCCAGGGCGTCGAAGGCACGTACTCGCACGTGACGTTGGCGATGGAGATGGCGATCGCTGAGTACCTCCAGAGGTTGTGGGAGGACTCGCTGAAGGTCGTCGTGGACCGCCGCGAGTTGGGCCCCTTTCCCGAGCACACGGCCCCCAGGCGTAAACGATCTCCCAAACGTCTCCCAAACGAGGATTGACCCTCCAGACGGCACAACAGAAGACCCCCTTCCGGACGGCGGAAGGGGGTCTTCTTTCGCGGTCGATCTATGCGCGTCCTACTGCCGAGATCCGCCTAGCGGATCGGCATGCCCGACAGCGTCCGGGCGATCACCAGACGCTGGATCTCGCTGGTGCCCTCGAAGATCGTGTAGATCGCGGCGTCGCGGTGCATGCGCTGGGCTGATGGCCCGCTAACCCCGTGTTCAGGGCTTTCCGGCCGGTGTTGCGCCGGGTTCTATGGGTGTACACCCGGGTTGCGTCGGCATGATCATCTCCCAGTTCGTCTCCCAAGATGCGAACGCCCGCCCCCAGCCGCAACTGGGGGCGGGCTCGCGCCGATGGACCACAACGGAGGGCGCCCAGAAGTGAGCCCACCGGCACGTCTGCATCCCTCGACCTGTCTCCTTGCCGGAAGGATGCAGGTCGATGCCTTGATTCACTCGATCGAGCGAACGGGCGTTCGAATCTTGCACACTACAGCCACCCCTGCGGCGAAATCCATGGCGCAGGATCGAGGGCTGCGGCTACGGGCCACCGAGTGGCGCGTTTCAAGATCGATTATTGCCCGGTAAACCGGGCTGACTTATGATCATCTTCGGCAGAGCGTTTGTCACGTGCCCCGCCTGCCCGATGACGACAGCTGGCTGCTCCAAGAGCGCCGCGCCATCGGCGACCGCATCCGCGTCCGACGCCTCCACGAGAACATGACCCAGGAGAGTGTCTTCCTCGCGGCCGGCCTGTCGCGCTCCGCCTACCAGGACATCGAGGCAGGCAAGACCGACGCGCGCATCGGCTCCCTGCATCGAATCGCCTGGGTCCTCGGCGTGCACGTCACCGACCTCCTCCGTTGAATGCTGAATCTTCGTCAAGAGAAGACCATGTCCACAGGGTCGGAAACAAGAGTGTTGGGTGCATTTATCTGAGCAACATTGGCGTATACCGCCGGTGCCCGTAACCGATTGCGCATCCTCTGGCCAGGACTTTTCTGGACTGGTATCGGTTAACTGTCGCTTACTCGACAGTTGACCAACCGTTCAGTACGCGTTCACGCGCCGCGGCGCATCTGCCGGCAAGCGTGGTCGCCCAGCAGATTCCATGACCGCCACAGCCCCTCAGCGGTCGAGCAGCGGCCGGCGTCGACGTCCTTACAGGTCGCGCAGTCTCGGCAGTGGGTGACGTACCGACTCCACGCCTCCTGTAATGGGGTGAGCTTGCCAACGCCCATGGCCGCACGTCGCCTTCCCTCGGGGGGTTCGGGGTCTCTACGCTCGTCCACGTTGACGCTCCGCTTGCCGGATGGTTCCCCGGCCGTGCATGGCGGGGCTGTTTCAGCAGCTTAGACATAGCATGCTATGGCGTACCACGTATGCGACATCTCGCGTGGCATGGGATGGCGTGTCACGTTGACCGTGTGATCGAATTCGAGGCGGATGTGCCCAGGTGGAAGCAGGTGGCGGACGTGATCCGGGAACGGATCGCGGATGGCACGTACCCGCCGCGCACTCGTGTCCCCTCGGTGATCCAGCTGGCGACCGAGTTCGGCATCGCCCAGGCCACCGCACAGAAGGTCCACCGCGGGCTGCGGGACGAGGGGCTCATCTACACGGAGCCCGGCCTGGGATCGTTCGTCAGCCGGCCTCGCGTCGAGGGCTGACCGCTGTCACACCCGGCGGCTACGCTTTGATCTATGTCCTCCCCTCCCCCGCTCCCGGGTTCCGCGCGGCCTGCCGACGTGGTGAATGAGGAGATCCGCGCCCTGGTCGCCGGTGCTGGCGGCTGGCTGTACGGGGAGACACGGCAGCGGTACGAGGTGCTGCGCGATGAGTGGACTGTGGCGACGGCCGCCGAACGCGGAGACATCGTCGAAGCGGCGTGATAAACCCCGCCCACGAGGGGCGGGGTGGTTTGTGCGGTGCCGGAATTGAACCGGCATCTCCTGCGACACCCTGAGAGCGGGCTGCAGGCGCTCTGACGTTGAGCTAGCCGCGTACTCAGCATGGCACAGGGGATCCAGCGCCGTCCGGGTCCCGCCGTCGGACGGCCGCCGCTGCGCCCCTGGCGTTGAGGCTAGGCAGCTACCTGGACGGGCGCGCGCTGGCCAGCCACGCACGGGACGCCCACGCTTGCAGGCTACTTGGTGAGGGTGAAGTCGCCGCGGCATCCGCAGGCGCAGCCGTCGATCAGGCCGCGGGCGATGAGCCGGCGGGTCTTCGCGAGGAAGAGGTTCTCCGGAAGGCTCCCGGCCGTGACCTCCAGCTCGGCGTGGACTTCCCACCGGTTCCGGGCGCCGAGCAGCGGGGAGCCGGGGCAGCGGCGGACCGCCTCCAGGAAGGCCTCGTCGGGGATGTCCTTGCACTGCATGCGCCTGCCGTCGACGAGGCGGATCGTCGGGCGCTCTACGGCTGTGGTCATGGCTTCAGGGTGCGTCGTTCGTGGTGCCGATGTGAGGGCTTTGAGGCGGCGACCTATGATCCTGCGGTGGCTATCGACTTTCCCCCCGACCTGATCGCGCTGGAACGTTCCGCCTGGGCGGAGATTCAGGCAGGCGAGCTGACCGTTCCCACGGCGCTGGCTGTGCATGAGGGGATCGCCGCGTTCGCCGAGCAGGCCCAGTTGCCCCGGCTGGACGTCGAGATGGGGCTGAAGAAGGTCGTGCGGCATGCGGCGGCCGAGGCAGCCTAGAAGAGGTCGCGCCAGTCCTCCGGGTAGCCGGGCCGCTCCTTGCGGATCTGCTGCCACGCCTCGTCTCGCTCTGCGACCCTCCGCGCTTCCGCCGCCCGCGACTCTTCCCGCTTCCGCGCCAACACGTCCCGCTCCCCTGCCGTCAGCGGGACAGCACGGTGCCGGTACAGGTAGGCGCCGTCGTCCCCCAGCCGGAAGAGCCCGCCCTCGATCTGCGGCTCGTACTCGGCCTTACGGATCGGGCTGGGCTCCAGCGAGACGTCCATCAGCTCGGCGACCGACGGAGCGAGGGGGATGAAGTACAACGGCGGCGGCGACGCGTCGGGAATCGCCGACGTCCGACCGTCGACGGGGCCGCCCATGAAGCGGATCGTCAGGCTCATCACGACGCCTCACAGCGGTGGATGCGGGTGGCGACCGCCCCCTGCCAGGTGCGAATCTCGACGGTGTCGCCGCCGCAGTCCTTCGCCAGGCAGACAGTGCGGCCGTGGCGGATCGGGAGCTCCGGCTCCTGCTCGACCATGCCGAGTTCGCGTTCCAGGCGGGCGATGCGCGCGTAGTCCGGGCGCTTCGGCGGCGAGGGCGGCCGACGCCAGTCGTGAGCGATTGCGTTCCAGATCGGCAGGGGCCAGCTCAGCCAGAGTGGTGCGCAGGGGCGCGAGCCGAACACCCCGCAGGCGGTGGCGTACAGAACCTCGGCGGAGGTGATCAGGGCCAGCAGGTCATCCGTCATGGTCGCCACTTCTCCAGGTAGCCAGGCCGTTGGTCGTAGGTCGAGGCCATGATCTGGATCTGCTTGGCGACCGCACCCTCGGCCAGGACGTAGGCCTCGTCGCCCTGGCGAGTGTGCTGCCGGATCCGCTCGTAGTGGGCGAGGGCCTGCCGCTTCGCCTCGATCTCGCGCAGCACCCGGGCCGGATCGTGGCGGACGATGTGGTCCCGCTCTTTCGCCCACACGAACCTCACGCGGGGCGTGCCGTCGGTATCCCAGATGCCCGCGTCGCCTTCCGGGCTCGGCACCCAGCGCGGCACGGGCTTCCCGCGCTGATAGGCGACCATCAGGTTGATGCCGAGGACCAGGCGGGCCGCCTCGAAGTCGTCGTCGACTTGTTCGCCGAGCCACTTCACTAGGTCGTCCACGGCCCCTCCAAAGTCGAGCGCCCCGCCCGCGATGGCGCTGTCCATCAAGGGCGGGGCGAGCGCTTGCAGCCATGCAGCGCGAATAGATGACCCGATTCTACGAGCCGCCACCGACAACGGGGCGGCGCGTCGAGATGCGGTACTCGCCGACGGGTGGCAGGTCGACGTCACCCCCATCTGCTCCATCGTCGTCGACCTCTGGATCAATCAGATCGGCGACGGCATACACGGCCATCTGCGGGTCCGTGTAGCCAGCGGCTTCCGCATCCCAGTTCCGCTGCTGCCCCGCCAGCTCGTGGGCGTAGCCGTTCATCAGCGTCCGCGCCTCGTCCTCGCTCACGCCAGCAGCGATCAGGCGATGCCAGAGCGCCATCGACGGAGACTTCGGGTCCAAGCTCATGCGGCCAGGATGGCAGAGCTCACGTCTCGTCGGGCCAGCTGTGGATAACCGTGCCGTCGGCGGTGTCGACGAGGGTGATGACGGCGCCCTCGACACCCCAGTCCCGCACCCAGACGGGGATCTGCCCGCGCGCCGCGGTCTCGTCGGCCCACCAGCCGCGCATCGTGCGGGTGCCGTCCATCGTCAGCGTGAGCCGGTAGCGGCCCTCGTCATCCACTACGTCAGCCGGATCCCGCGCGGCCGACGCGCCTCGACGGTGATGGCGTTCTTCCGGGCGAGCTCACGGAGCTGATAGTGCACTGAGCTGCGGCTGGACAAGCCGACCGCCGCGCCGATCTCGACGACGGTGGGTGCCTCGCCGCGGTCGAGGATGGACGCGCGGATGATGCGGAGGATCTGCTCCTGGATCTCGGTGGGGTACTCGACCCGGTGTCTGGCCATACTCCGATTAGAGCGCGTGTTCGAATTAACGTGCAAGCTGAGGTAGTGGCCGACCTTCCGACCGACCTGCCCCAGCTCCGCACCCTGCGGACCTGGCACCAGCTATGGGTCCAGCGCCTCGACCAGGCCATCGCCGCGGCCGAGCAGCGGGAAGCCGAGATCGAGCAGGGCCGCCAGCGCCGGCCCCCGGAGCCCGACTGGCTCATCGAGCGCGGCCTCGACGGACACACACCGCCCGTCGCCGTCCACGTCGGGGGCTGCCACATGGCGGGCAAGCGCAGCGTCGGCGTCTCCGAGGACGACGCCCGGCGGGCCCTCGCCGCGCAGGTCCCGGCGTGCACGCACTGCCGGCCGGACAGCGCGCTCGGCGTACTGGGGTAGGTCCTCAGACGAGGATCACGGCTCAGAGGGTCACCGAAGCATGGACGTCTATCCCTGCGCCCGTGAACATTCTGCTGGCCGTGGCGATCACGGACTCCAGCGCAGCGCCTTCGAACCACTCGGCCCCCTTCACCGGGCGCCAACCAGCAGCAGCCAAGGCCGCTTTGCAGTGATCCTCGACCTGTTTCGCCAAGCTCCCGGGCAGATCCGCCACCTTTAGATGCCTGATCGTGTACCCCGTTTCGGCGTGCTGTCGGAGCCGGCTCTCGCCGCTGCCCCGGGATACTCCGAACTTCACCACACAGGTCTCTGGGTGTTGCACGACATAGAACACGGTGAACGGAGTGTTGTGTACGGTGCCCGAACAGCGGCGACAGACGCGGCCACGCTTGAACGCCTGCCGGGCGTTCAAGCGATCCTCGTGTCCGCGCGGACACGTGATGTTGGCGCGCTGATGCTGATTCGTCGGCCGACGGTCCGTCGTCACGCCTTCCGCTTCGAGCTGCCGGTAGAACCAGTCCAACTCCTCAGACTTGGCCCTCACATTACAGATGAAGCAACGATCTTCAAGTAGAGGGTGTCCCGGATATATGTGCGCGTACACGGTGTACGTGCCGCCACAGACGCACAGCGCCGTCGCGGAACCTCCCTCTATCGGCTCCACCAGGGCTATGCCTTGCGCTTGCGCTCTAGATCGCAGCGACCTCGCCGACGCCTCGGCGTACTCCGGTACGGCACACTCCCGACAAACAGCGACCGGCAACCTGTGCGGGTTCGCCACGTCTTCCAAGATGTCGACAGCCCGCCGCTCGAACTTGTGGCCAGCCTTACAAACCGCTTCTACGTATCCTGCGACACCTCCGTACAGGTGAGTTGACCATCCCTCCGCTTCGGCGATGAGCCGAATCGCCACCTCCACACCCAGTAGCGCCTCCTTGGCCAGAGACTGCGCGTCGGTCACCTTGCGATCCCCTTCGAGTGATCTGTTGCCACGAGAGAGGCCCGCCCGGCTGAGAGCTCAGGCACGTATTTATAGATCGTCATCCGGGAGACGCCAAGGAGCTTGGCGATCGAAGTGACGGATGCTTCAGGGTCGGCCAGCATCGCTCGCGCGTGTCGGACTTGCTCGTCGTTCATCGCTGGCGGCCGGCCAAGGCGTTCCCCCCTGGCGCGGGCCGCGGCAAGGCCCTCGTGTGTGCCTTGCACGATCAACTCCCGGATGAACTCGGCCAGTGCGGCGAAGACGTGAAAGACGAGCCGGCCGCCCGGCGTGGTGGTGTCCAGTGCTTCGTGGAGTGATCGGAAGCCGATGCCGCGCTTGCGAAGTCCGCCCACGATCGCGATCAGGTCTTGAATGGAGCGGCCGAGGCGGTCGAGGGAGGGGACGACGATCGTGTCGCCCGGGCGTGCGTACTCCAGCGCCTTCCAGAGCTCCTCGCGCTCGGCGTTCTTCCCGGACTTCTTGTCAGCGAAGATCTTGGCGCAGCCGCAGTCGGTGAGCGCGGCGATCTGGCGGTCGAGGTTCTGCCCCTTCGTTGAGACTCGGGCGTATCCGATCTGAACGCCGGAGAGGTTGGCGGGGAACGCGGCTAGCGCGTCGTCTCCTTCGTCTGCCCACTGGGCGGCTGAGGTCATGAACTCAGTGTACAGAAAAGGGTAGTTGGGAGTTGATAGACAACAAGACTTTCTGTACAGCCTTTTTGGACACCTGAACCCCCAGGTACGCGCAGGATGACCACCTGGCACCCCACCGTCCAACAATCGATCGATTATTGGACGGTCACCTATAGCTACGTCCCCGACGCCCTACTGACAGCCGGCACCGCCTTCGACAGACTCTCGCCTCTGGCAGTCGACGAAGGGGTGGGCATGACGGAGCGAAGCTACGAGCAGCTGCAGGCGCGAGCGGTGCACGGTCTGGACGACAGCTATGCAGGAGAGGACGGCTCCGCCGAGCAGGCGGCAGCACTGTCGCGGGCTCAGACGTATTCTCTGCTGGCGTTCAGTGCCGCCATCCACGACCTCGCGAAGGCGATCCGCGAGACGCGTTAGCACGACGAAGCCGCCCCCGCTCCCCCGCCGTTGAGGCGAGAGGAACGGGGGCGGTGTCGTGCGGATCAGACGTCGACCTTACCGAGGCTCCAGCCAACTACCGAGTCCAGCCGGCCACGCCAAAAGCGCAGATTGATGCGATCTTTCCCGACGAAGACGACGGCGTCCTTGAGGTGCACGAAGTGTGGGTTGGAGTCGTCGGAGTCGCCACTGGCACCATCCTCACTTCTTACCTCTTCGATCAGGCGATCGACGGTGTCGGGGAAGAGGCCCATCGAACCGGCACTCGCGTTGGCCTTCGTGAGGATCGTCTCGGTCCAGAGAGCCTTCCAGGCTTCTCGGGACACGAGATCGCCCGTAACAACGCCACTGGTGGTGCTCAGCATGATGGACATGCTGGTTACAGCATCACCGCTCTCGATCATGGTCAGGAGCAGTGAGAGGTAGAGGTCGTGGATCGGCTGGGTCGTGACGATGCCGTCACCGTCGGAGCTACTCATGGCGCCTTCCGTTTGGATCATGCGCGCCTGAGCGTCTTTCAGGTGGCGCGCCGCGGAACAGCAACGTAGCTGACCCCAGTGACAGAAATGCGCCCCCGCCGCCGCCCGAAGGCGGCTAGCGGGGGCGTCGTTCACGCGGGCTGGTCTGGCGGGTAGTCGGGTTCGAGGAATGGGCTGATCGACGGCGCCGGTGTCGGCTGTTCGTCGAGGCGGCCCATCTCTTCGAGGGTGTCCGCGTCGGCCGCGGCATCGTCTCGGCGTGGCCGCATCGGGATCGGCTCAGGCTGAGGCATCCGTACTCCAGTTCTCACGCATCGATGTTGCGGATGTAGCGGGCCGCCTGCTCCGACATCGGCTCTGCCGCCGGGGGTTCCATGCCGGCCTTCTTGATGTGGGAGACGAGGGAGCGGACCCGGTACAGGAGCCACCCGATGGCTTCGTCCTGGTCGCCGATCCGCTGCCGCTGCTTCTCCGCCTCGGTCTCCTGCCGTTGGACGCGTGCTTCGAGTCGTTCGATCGCGTTGCCCTGCTGGGTCGTGATGGCGAGGAAGTCGTCTCGGCTCTCTTGCCGTTTGGTGCGCCGCGCGGAGCGTGCGCCCCAAGCGGTGACCCCTGCTGATACGACTCCGACCACGCCTCCCGACAGTGCGGTCCACGTCTCAGCGTTCATCCCCGCTCACTCTCTTCGGCTGCGGTGGCTCTCGCCAGCCAGCGGCCACCATCACCGGCACTGCGGCTACCGCCCAGATCAGTGCCGTCACCCACCCCCTCGGGTTGTCTCCGAGCGGCCACCAGCTGACCAGGTAGGAGCACATCCACGGCACAACGATCAGCAGCAGTGCCGGGAATCCGTACCAGTCACGGCCCTGTGGGAGGGGGGAGGCCGTGATGGCGACGAGGCCCGCGACGATCCAGCACCAGGCCCATGCGTCGAGCGGCATGAGGTGGAGGAGGGTGCGGATGCCGTGGGTGTCGGGCAGCGGCTCCATCAACTGCCCGAAGCCGTAGAGGGCCCACAGGCCGCCGAAGGAGGCGAGGAACGCGCCCCGCCTCCCCAGAAGTCGGGCCACACGGCCAAGCATTCAGACTCCGGTCGGCGTGCCCGCTGTAGCGGGTGCGTCCGGCTTCGACGGGGAGACCTGCCCGCGGGTGATGAACACCAGCAGTGCGAGGACGAGGGCGTTCAGCGAACCGACGGTCTCCGGGGCGACGTCGAAGTGGAACGCGGCGAGGAGCGCGATGACGGCGGCGACGAGGCCGGTGAACGCGGACGGCACGATCGGCCGGGTCACCCAGGCGGTGATCGCCGCGAACACGGCGGAGATGACGGCGACGATCGCGCCCGCCTGCTCCGACGAAAGGCCGGCCCCGAAGGTGACGATGAGGGACAGGGCGCCGGACACGACGCCCAGGACGACGGCCGGTTCTCTTCCGAGGATGCGCATGGTCAGGACTCCTTCGTTGCGGTGCCGGTGACGTCGACGTCGACCTTGATGACGGCCTTCTCGATCTGGGTCTGGATCTCGCTGCGGACGGCGGCGACGATCGTCGCGGTGTCGGCGCCGGAGCCGACGAGCTTGGCCAGCGCGGTGATGGCTGCGGTCTGTGCGACCTCGGTCGCGGCGACCTTGTCGATCCGCTTGAGGATCTCCGTCTGGGTGCTGGCCAGCGTGTAGGTCGGGTTGGTCGCTGGCGCGCCCGGGATGGTGATCTCCCCGTCGAGACCCAGCGTCGCTGCGGCAGAGGCTGCGGCGATCTTCTTGATGTCCTCCGTGGTCAGGGCCACGTCGTCCTCCTGGGCGGGGTTGGTGCCGCCCTTGGCGGCGGTGAGGATGGCGGCCATCGGGAACTGGCCCGGGTCGCCGTGGTCGTTTTCGGGGACGTGCTGGTGACCGCAGTGCCCGGTGAAGGCCGTCCACTTGGCGGCCGTCATCCTCACGCCATTGGCGCCGTAGCTGCCCGGGTACGCCTTGAAGGTGACGCTGCTGGCCAGTGGGACGCCGTGCTGATCGTGGGCCCACTTGGCGAAGGCGGCGAGGTCGCGGATCGCCCAGTCCGGCAGCTCGGGCGTGTACAGATGCGAGTAGCCGGCCTTCGTCCACTTCGCGTGGGTGGCCGGGTCGCAGGTGCCGACGATCTCGATCTGGCACACGTTGAGGGTGTTCGTCTCTACACCGCCCGCCTTGTTGACGAGGGCGCGGGCAGATACGTCGAAGTCGAAATGCTGGAACCAAGCGAGCTTCTTCGCCGCGAAATCGGGCTTCGCGGTGAGGTTCGGCGCCTCCGCTCCCCCGCTATACGAGGGAAGAGACGTTCCTTCGGTGGTGTGCCAGACCACCACGTTGGACTCCATCGCGGAGCCCGGGTACTTGCCGCCGTACCAGTAGGCGGTCGACGCTCCCGGGTACTTCTGCGGGCCAGTCCTGGCCATGAGACCCCCAATCAGGGCATGAAAATGCGCCCTACCGGGAGGTGGGCGCGGGCGTAGTGCGGTGGGGGGGCTAGAGGGAGACGGTGACGCCGTTGAATCCGATCCACGGCGGCTTCACGTCAGTGCCGATGCCGAAGATCACCAGGTAGCCGTCGGTCTGCACGTCGAGCTTGAGGGTGATGCGCTCGCTGCTGATGTCCGAGCAGGGCACGACGACCGTGCGGAGCGTTGACGGGCGGAGGCTGGTCGGCAAGGCCGTGGCGTTCACGGCGTAGCTGGACGGCGGCGACGCCGGATAGGAGGTCCGATTGACGGCCCCGCGCAGCTGCAGAGAGTCCTCGCCGGAGATGTTCAGCCGGCGGTACTGCAGGTTGCCGTTGCTGTTGCCGTTCTGCGTGAACCCGCTGGCGAGGCTGATCGTCGTCCACGACGAGGTACCGACAGACATGGCGACCCAGGCCGAGCCGTCGTACACGTCGAGGCGTCCCACGTCGGTCAGCCACGTCATCATGCCGGGCACCGGAGCCGACGATCCGATGAGAGTGGCACCTCGGGCGGACGCCGAGGCGAACGTCATCCGCAGCCTGGGCAGAACACCCGCGGCGAAGAGCGAGATAGCGTCCGGGATCGACGGGGCGTCGGTCATCGACCAGAGACCGATGCCCTGCCCGTAGCCGTCGGTGGTGGACATGCGGTCTCCTATCCGATGCGGGTGACCCGCATGAACGATCCGGCGGCGAGGCGGGTGAACGTTGCGCTGGTGGTGGCTTGCGCCCACTGGAGCGCGCACGTGCCGGCCGTCGTGGTGGTCACCGTGGCTTCTTCGATGGCGACGCACTGGCTGGTGTTGCTGTCGCGGGTGCCGTAGATGCAGACGGTGCTGAAGTTGTGGACACCGAAGCGTCCGGCGCCGCCCGACGAGGTGCCGGACAGGATCTGTCCTTGGTCGGGGCCGAGGGCGCTGCGGTTGCCGGATGCGCCGGAGGGTGCAGTCCAGTCGGTGCGGAAGCGGACCGCGTCGGTGGCCGCGTAGTGGAGGTGCATCTCGACCTCGTAGACCGCGTTTGCGTCCAGTTGCACGGTCAGGTCGGGGTCGTCGCTGAGGGTCGACGTGGTGCGGTCGAGGTTCGCCGCCTTGTAGCGGTAGATCGGCGTGTACAGGGGGGTCGCGCTCGTCGCGAGCCGGTTCAGTGCGATCAGGTTGCCGCTGCTGGACTGGCTGACGACAGCCACGTCCCCGATGGTCGGGCTGACGTAGGAAGACAGGCAGCGCCAGACGAGGCCGTCCGCGGTGACCGTGCCGGCGCCGACCGCGGTAACCGTGGCGAGGCGCCAGTCCGCGCCCCGCACCGACGGAGCCTGTTCGCCGACCCGTTTCGCCTGGCCTTGCAGGGCCGAGGTGAGGGCGGAGCGGATTGCGTGATCGCTGCTCGTCGTCACGAGTCCTCCTTGGCGGAGATCGTCGTGATCGGGAAGTCGCCGCCCTCATCCAGCGGGACGGAGAACGAGGCGACCTGGTGGAGTTCGCGGGTGCCGTCCTCGTGCATCACCCGCAGGACGTCGCCCGGCTCCAGCGCCGGGTTGGGCAGGCTGGAGAAGTCGCCGGACGCGTTCGGGGCCTTGGACTGGGCGAGTTTCAGGTTCGCGGCCTGCGTGCAGGCTGCCAGCGTCATCAGCGTCGACGAGCTGAAGAACATCGGCCGCCGACCGAACGGACCGCCCCAGTACGTCGGGGAATTCACGTCGGTGTCGGTGGCCAGGTAGGAGACGGGCGGGATGTTGTCGGCGGTGTTCTCCCCGCGGGCGAGGACGCCGTTGTAGACGTTGTCGTTGCTCATGGCCCGGTTGCCGGAGATGTAGACGCCGCCCTCGGCCGCCTCGACCGCCCAGACCGGCGGTGTCGTCAGCAGCTCGGGCAGGGTGGCGATGACGAAGACGCCGTCGGCGTTCGCGTACACCTCGGCGCCGGCGGAGGCGGCGATCTCCTGCGCCCCAGCCCACGGATCGGCCTCGACGTCGAACGCCCGGGATCCGATCGGGGCGTCGACGATGAGGCTGAGGATGTCCGCGTCCGGGATGCTCCGCTGGATCAGCGAGGAAACGGCGCCGACGACCGTGCCGGTCACCGTGAACGGCGCCGTGAACTTGTCGTCGGCGATGATCGCCGACAGGTCTTTGCCGGTCAGGGTGATCGGCCCGTCGTTGATGTCGCCGCCGACAGAGTCCAGCCGGAACAGGCCGAGCGGCACCAGTTCTTCGGTGCCGTCGCCGAAGTAGACGCCGCGGCTGATTCGGAGCCTGGCTCCGTAGGTGGCGAGCTGGTCCGTCGGCGACCGCGGGATCAGGGCCGGGTCGGGGCAGGTGACGGAACAGGTCCGTCGGCTCGCCTGCCCGCGGTCCACGGTCACTGACCCGCCCGTGTGGTCGAGGTCGACGACCTGGCCCGTCGTGAGGAACAGCTGGACGCGCGTGGCGACCTGGTGGGATTCAGCGAGGCGGGCCAGGAAGCGGTCGGTGACGGGGTACAACGCTCACCCCATTCGCCGGTCGAGCAGCAGGTCTTCGCAGGTGGCGTACACGGCGAGCAGGTCCGCGCAGGTATCGAACTCGGTGACGACGTCCTGCCAGGTCCGCCCGGCCGCACCGTTCACCGCAGTCGTCACCGGCATGTCCTGCTCGGTGAGCGGGAGCGTCCACGTCCGCCACGGCTCTTGCGCCGGCCCGCCGATGCGGCCCTCGGTCACTCCGGCGACGGACACGTACATGTCGTCGACGCCCATGCCCGGATTGGCCTGCCACAGCAGCGTGTTGCCGGAGCTGAGGAGGGTTCGGAGCGCGATCCGCTCCTCGTCGGAGCGGGTCCAGACGGCGAGGCTGCCTTCCAGGCCGCCGCGGATACCCGACAGGACGACCGCCCGGCGCCGGCCCCGCACGCGCTGCACGGACTGCTGGATCGGCTGCTCCCAGTCGGGTGCAGCCTGCACCACGACCCGCATGTTGCGCTGCGGGTTGCCCGGGTCCTTCAGCCACGCCTCGTTGATGTCGGCGAGGGTCAGGGTGACGCGGCCCGAGCTGCGCGATGAGACGCCTGAGCTGGGCGTCTGGTAGATCTCGATGCGGTAGTAGACGCTGACGCCGATCGGCGCCTCGTGGTCCTCGATGACCAGAGTGTCCGAGGTGATGGGCTGGAGGCTGATCAGCCCGGATGTGCCCCGGACCAGGGCGCGCGCCCCGTCGGGGGTGATCCGGCTGACGGTGAGGTACCAGTCGAGGGGAAGTTCCCTCAGGGTGAGCTGGACGTAGCCGCTGTCGCTGATCGCCTGGACGGCTGTCTGCGGCAGCACCTGCCACATCACGACCTGGTCGATGTGCATGACGCTGGACGTGGCGGACGCTGTCGGCAGCAGCTCGATCGCGGCCTGCGTTGCGTTCGCCGGTGCTGTCGCGTCGTGCGGCAGCGCGTACCAGCTGCTGGTCGGGAGTGCGTAGAGGGTGGCTGTGGACGCGCCGAGGTCCGTGTTGGCAGCGTCGTACCAGCGGACCCTGATTCCGACAGTGGTCCAGGATCCGGCGCCGACGTGCGCGAGGATCTGCACCCGGTAGTTGAGGCCCGCCGCCCCGGGGGTGGCGAACTTCGCCGAGCGCAGCGTCGAAGCGGTCGCCGTGGACGACGCCACGTTGAGGGCGTAGGCGCCCTCGAACCAGGCATTACCCCACGGCGTCGTCCGGGACAGGACAGCCACGCCTGAGGTGGTCGTCCAGCCAGCGACGCCCTGCTCGAAGCTGGTGTCGGCATACGGCAGGACCGAGCCGGCCTGGAGCTTCGTGGCCGCGGTGACGACGACGGTCTCCAGGCGGAGAACCTGCCCGGCGGTCGCCGAGTCGACGCCCGCCGCGACCGAGCAGGTCGCCGCGTTCGACGGCGCAGTCAGGGAGGCGCGCTGCCGGTACATGCCGGTGCCGGGCGCGGCCAGCGTCGACTTCTGGGCGGCGATCTGCGTGCCGGACCCGTCGTAGAAGCGGAGTTCGATCCACGTCGTCGACGCTGCGGTGGGCGGCTGCAGGTAGGCGTAGGCCAGGTACTCGGTGCCCGGTGTGACCGTCGGCCGGTCCACCGCGAGGGCGGAGGCGTTGCCGTTGGCGGTCGCGGCGATGGCGAGGGTGTGGCCGCCGACGTTGTAGGCGTCGACCGCCCACGAGACGACCGGGACCTGCCGGGAGATGGTGGCGTTGGTGATGGATGCCCAGCCGGTCGCGTCGATCTCCGCCGACTCGGTGTTGAAGTTCAGCAGGTTGCCGGTCGTGCGGATCGGCAGGCCGAGGTAGACGTTCTCCCAGTAGTGGTTGACCGTCGAGCCGACCTCGGTCGACGAGAGCAGCACCTGCGCCTGAGTTGCTGTCGCAGGTGCTGCCCCCGCCACGCTCACCCGGTGCCAGCCGGATGATGCAGCAGCCGTGGTGAGCGACCAGGTGACGCTCACCTCGGTGCCGCCCGCTGTCAGCCAGCGGATGCCGATGCGCTCGGCGACCACCCCGGCCGTGTCGGAGAACGCCTGATAGACGGTCCCGCCCACAACCGGGTAGGAGGACACGGTGCGGGCCTGGATCTCGCCCGCCGCGATGCTCTTGACGACCAGGCAGCCGTCTCCGTTACGCCCGCCCGTCCCCTTGCTGATCGTGCAGTTGAGCTTGCTCGTCCAGCCCGAGGTGTTCGGATCGATCGACTCGGTCGTCGAGCTGAGGAGGTTTCCGGGGATCGCCAAGACGGCCTCCTCAGCTCGCGTTGAGTACCTGGATCAGGGCCTCTTGGCCCTCCCGCATGACGGCCGATGCCTCACCGCGAACCCGGCCTAGCCACTCGCCGGAGTCGAGATAGAGGTTGCCTTCGAAGCTCGACGGGCCTGACGAGCTGCCGCGCGCCGCCATGGAGGTGAGCGCGTTGGCCTGCGCCGTCGTGAACACCGGTTCGGGCCTGCCCGTACCGTTGTTGACGAGGTTGAGGCCGGGCGGAATGTAGCCGCCGGCGTCGTAGGTACCGGGCTTGAAGCCGTACCACGAGCCGAACAGGCGGTCGTTGTAGCCGCGGGCCCGGGAGCCCACAACGACACCAGCACCGCCCCTCGATTCGACGTTGGTCTTGGCGATCGTTCCCGCCGTGTGGCCGACGCCGGCGTTGGTGATGCCGATCTTGAATGGGCTGTTGCCGTGGTAGACCCAGCCGGGCGGGGCCGTCTTCCCGCTGAAGGCCCCGGTCGCCCACCGGCGGTGCGGTTTCTGACCTCGGATGACGGACTCGATCGCCGACATGAAGCCCGAGCAGTCCCACGAGGGGTTGCCGTTACCGGCCCACTGGTAGGGCAGGCCAGCCTGCGTCTTCGCCCACTTCAGTCCTGCCGCGATCCGTGGTCCGCCGATCCCACCGGCGCCCTTGCTGTCGGCCTTCTTGCTGTAACCGAACAGGGCGTCAATGATCTTGTCGGGGATCTTCCGGATCAGCTTGCCGAACCCGGTGTCCATGCCCGGGAACTTGGACAGGAGCGGGTTGACGACGTTCTTGACGCCCGCCCGCGCTGACGATTCCAGGCTGTCGGTCAGCCAGGAGGCACCCTTCTTGATGTTGTTCCAGGCGTCCGACCCGGCACCCTTCAGCGCCGAACCGGCCGACTTGATCCACCCGAAGATGCCGCCGTCCGCGAACTTCTGGACGATGCCGCCGGTTGCGTACCGCGAGGACATGTCCGTGCTCATCGGTGCGCTGCCGCCGAACACCGGCGCCAGAGCCGACTTCACGCCTGTCGCACCCCTGGTGGAGGCGATCGAGTTGAGCGTGTTGATGAACCCGGAGCCGACAGCGCGGGTGAACTCGGGCCGCATGATGGCCTCGCCACCCGACAGTTCGAGCGCGCCACCGGTGGGCGAGACGAACTTGTGGACGTCCTTGCCGGGCGTGTAGCCAGGCATGATGCCGCCGGAGGCGAAGCTGAACTTGCCGAGCTTCGGTGCCCCGAACGCGCTGGCGACCTTGTTCCAGACGCCGCGGATGCCGTTGTTGTAGACGACGTCGACGACGTACTGGACGGGCGCCTTCGCGATTCCCTTGATCTTGTCCCAGGCGAGCTTGATGGCGTCCTTCGCCATCTTGAATGCGTCCGCGACCTTGCCGACCGCGGTCTTGATGCCGTTGAAGACCGGCTTGATGCCCTTGTCCCAGGCGTACTTGGAGACGAGGACAATCCCGTCCCAGGCAGGCTTCAGGGCGTTCTTCCACAGCCAGACGCCCCACTTGCCGACGGTCTTCAGTCCGAGCACGAAGGCGTTGAAGAGCGGCCGGAGCACGTTCTCCCACATGATCTTCGCGCCGGACTTGATGCCGTCCCATGCGGGCTTGATCGCATTCGCCCAGAGCCACTTGGCCTTGTCGCCGATCTGCTGGAACGTCGGCTGGAAGACGTTCTTCCACAGCCAGAGGGCGACCGTGGCGATGCCCTGGAAGGCTGGCTTGATCGCGTTGTTCCACAGCCACATCCCAGTCGCGGCCAGGATCTTGAACGTCGCGATGATCGGGAGAAGGACGATCACGACCAGCGCCGTGAACAGGATCTTCGCCGCCGCCGCGATGAAGTTGAAGGCAGGCTGGATCGCGTTCGTCCAGATCCACATCGCCACGCTGGCGACGCCCTTGAAGTACGCGATGATGAAGCCGATGTACGGCTTGATGATGTACGTCCACAGCCAGACGACGACGTTGCCGATGGCCGTGAAGACCGGCTTCAGCACCGTGTTCCACAGGTACAGGGATGCCGTCTTCAGCCAGTCCCAGACAGCTTGGACGCCGGCACGGAACCAGCCGAACCGGTTGTAGGCGTAGACCACGGCAGCGATCAGGGCGAGGATCCCGATCACGATCAGCGTGTAAGGGTTCGCTGCGGCGGCTGCGTTGAACGCCCACTGGGCGATCGTCCACAGACGCATCGCCACGACGATCCCGTAGATCAACAGGATGAACCACGGCGCCTTGTCCGCGACGATCGCGATGGCGTTGGCGATCCCGCCGAGGATCTGCAGTAGCGGGCCGGACAGAGGCGACAGCGCCTCGCCGACCTGGAGGAACGCGTTCGCGATCTTGCCGAGCGCATCCCCCAGAAGCGGGGCCTTGTCCGACGCGAACGTCAGGAACCGCTCGAACTCGGGCGAGCCCTTGAGGTTGGCACCCCAGTCGGCGAACCGCTTGGTGATGCGCTGCATCCGCGTCGAGATGCTGTCCATGTGCGGCAGGAAGGCGTCGATGATCCCGGCCATGCCCTTGATCAGGTGGCCGATCGCGACGCCGAGGCCGACGATCGCGGGCGTCACGTTGCCCTGCAAGTCCTTCTTGAAGCCCTGCCAGAACGGCGACTTCACCGACCGCGAGGCCCGGTCCTGCAACTCCGTGATCGCCGTGACGGCGCCCCTCACGAACGGCGTCAAGGTCGGCAGCGTGTTCCGCAGCGACACCAGCGCCCGCGTGAAGATGGGCATGACCTGCGGTTGCAGAGACTTCGACCAGTCGCCGAACGCCGACCGCAGCGCGACGAACGCGTTGAGGGTGCCTCGGGCGGCGGGAGTGAGCTTCGCCAGCTCCGCCTGGTACTTGGCCTGAGCGATAGCCGCCTGGTCGATCCCACCGGCCGCCGACATCGACGCCGACGCGATCTGCCGCTGCGCCGAGGCGATCGAGTCCGCGCCCGACTGCTGCGCCTGCACGACCCGCTCCTGAGCGCGCGCAATGTTCTCCGCGCCCTGCCGCTGCGCCTCCGAGACGTTCTTCTGCGCCTCCGAAAGCTTCGCCTGCGCGTCCGCGATCGACCGGGTGTTCTCGATCTGCGTCTTCGTGACGTCAGCCTGCGCAGCCTTCAGGTCAGCGGTCTTGTCGATGACCGCCTGCTGCGCTGCTGCGACCTGCTCCTGCGCTGACTTGACCGTCGCCGATCCCTCGACGCCGGCCTTGTTCGCGGCCTTCGTGTCTGCCTGGAGACGCTTGGTCTCCAGGCGTTGTTCGTTGAGCCGCTGCACCGCCTGGTCGTAGGCGAGGAGCGCCTTCTGCTTGTCGAGGTCGGACGCGTTGGGGTTGTTCATCACCGCGTTGCGCGCGGCGGTCGCCTCCTTCAAGGCGATCTCGGCGTCCCGCTCGCTGAGCTGCGAGTCCTTCAGCTGGTTGTTCAGATCCTGCAGCTGCCGTGACGCCTCAGCGCGGGCCGCCGTCAGATCCAGTTGAGCCTGGCGAGAGCTCTTCTGCGCCTGAGCGAGGTCACGCTCGGCACGGTTGACCGCCTGGTTCGCCTGCTGCATGCGGTCCGCAGCCGCCGCATACGCGTCCGCCAGAGAGACGCGAGCCTGCTTCACCTGGGCCGCGGCCTGAGCGTTCGCCTTTGCTGCAGCCCGAGAAGCGTCACTCACGCCACGCTCGGCGTCAGAGATCTGACGTGCCGCGTTGCGCTGAGCGGTCGCCAGGGACTGCTGTGCGCCAGCCAGTTGCAGCGCCTTTGACGCACCCTGCGACGAGGCCTGGCCACCCTTGTAGGTGGCGTTCGTCGCCGCATCCTGCGCAGCCTTCTGCGCCGTCAGGGCCGACCCGATGCCCTTGAAGGCGGGCACGGCCACAAGAGCGATCGAGCCGATTCCAGCAGCAGCAGCGACACCGGCCGCAGCCACGGCGCCTAGGCCGGCGGCCACCACCGGCAGTGCCGGAATGATGGCCGGTCCGAAAGCGATCGCCGTCGTGATCAGCACCTGCATGCCGGACACGGCAGACGTCGTATCGACGTCCACGCGGGCGGTCTGGCCGTCGAGCCGGTTCACTGCAGCCTGGAATGCGGCCAGCTGGGCGGCAGCCGCCCCGGCATCGACACGGACGCCGACGTTCGCGTTCTGCGATGACAGGCGTGCGAGGCGCGCCTGGATCTCAGTGATTCGAGCCAGTGCGGTGTCGGCGTCGATGTCGACACCGACCCGAGCGTCACGCAGGGACGTCAACTGTGCCCGAAGGCGAGCGATCTCCACCTCGGCCGGAGTCGTGTCCGCACCGATGTTGATGTTCGGAAGGGAGGCCTCGGCCTGCGCGACAGCAGCCCGCAGGCGGGTGCCGAGTTGACCGTCCGTCTCCATGCGGATCCGAAGCGGGTCAGCCGACACCTCGTCGATCTGCGCCTGCAGAGCCTGCAACTGGGCGATAGCCCGTGCCGTGTCGGCCCGCACCGCGACGTTCGGGTGAGCTGCGCCGATACGACGCAGCCGCTCCTCGATGTCCGCCGCCTGCGCGCGCGCCGTCGCCGCGTCGATGTCGACACCGACCGTCTTGCCGGACAGGGACTCCAGCTTCGCCCTCAGGCGGGCAAGGTCGGCGTCCACGCCCGTATCGCCAAGCTTGACGTCCAGCTTGGGCATGCTGCGGAACGCCTCAGTGAGCTTCGCCCGCAGCGAGCGTGCGAAAGCGCCACCAGTCTCAGAGCCCTGCCGCGTCGCCGCCGGCTTCGCCGCAGCAGCGCCGTTGTTGATGCCATCACGGATGGCCGGCGCGATCTGGGCGGCAAGACGCTGACCGATGATGCGGCCAATCTCGTCGCCGACCTGCGTGGCCGGCGGGACGAGGGCCGCCTGCAGGCGGCCCCGAATCCCCCGGGCACTAGGCAGAACGTCGACCTCGACGGAGCCGACAGAGATTGCGGGCACTGAGGGCCTCCCCTCAGCGCTACGCGGCGCCTCCATTGATCAGCGAAAACAGGGTGTTGGCCTGCAGCTCCGACATCTGCTGCTTCGCCTGGACGGACTTGGCTCCCGGCCGGCGGATCGGCTCGGGGGCCCTCGGCCGCTTCGACTTCTGCTCGGTGTTGACGCTGATCAGCACGTACTCCAGGCGGGCAACCCGATCCGCGATCACGGCCAGAAGGTGATCGCTCTGAGACCAGCGGCCCTTCTCCGGCTCGCCCTTCTCCGACTGCTCGGCCAGCTCCTCGGCCGACAGGCTGTTACGGAGTGCGGTCCAGGTCGCCGACTCGGACGGCAGATGCTGGATCAGGACCCGCAGGCGGCGCCAAGACATCGTGCCGCGGTGGACGCCGAGGAGGTCGACGCCCTGGTAGTAGCGGAACAGGTCCGCTTCTACCGCCTCCGCGTGCGCCTCGACGACGGAGCGGGTCCACGCGATTTCCCCAAGCTCTCACCGGACTGTTCGGCGGCGTCGCCGACGAACTCGCTGAACTCGTCGTTCGTTGGGTCGATGTCGAAATATGCATCAACATCGTCCGGGTGAAGGACCAGCTCGGCGAACGCATCGAACTGACCGCCGTTCAGCAGGCGGTGCCACGACTGCCGCCAAGCCCCAGGCGGGATGATGCGCAGCTCCTCGCCACACAGGGAGGCCGACACGTAGTGCCCTTCGGCCTCAATCTCCTGAGCCTCGGCCTCGGTGACGTCCGGCTCGTCGACCTCTTCGAGCTCGACGTCACGGCGCGAGACCGGAGGGCGGGACGCGGATCGGGCGGCAGTGCGCGGCTTCCTGCTGCTAGCAGTCGACTTGCGAGGTGTGGCCATGGCGCGGGCCTCTCCTTCTGTAACGGCGCGGGCAGTGTGCAGAGGTGGGCGGACCGGGCCCGCGCCGGCTGGCTATACCGGCCCGCCCACCCGTTCAGGAGCCCGTGTACGTGGGCGTCGCGGGGATCTTGTCGACGTGGTAGACCGTGTTGCCCTGGTCATCCGGGTAAGTGGTGATCGTCCACTCGAAGCCGGACATCTCGTCCTGCTTGTACGTCACGTCGGAGCGGTCGTTGATCTCACCCTGCGGGACGTAGAAGCCCTTGTAGGCGTCGCCGTCGATGACGAGGAACCAGAACGCGCGGCGGTCCGGGACGGGCGAGGCAGTCTCCGCGTACTTGGTGAGGCCGTCACCGTCCGGCTCCAGGGCCTCCGCGTCGAGCCGGTACTGCAACGACTGCACAGTGGTTCGCGACGTCTCCCACACCGTCAGCCCGAACGTCCTCACAGACTTGGTGATCTGGGTACGGAACGGCGAGGTCAGACCCCACGGCGTGAACTCCTGAGAGTCCTCGTCGAAGCCGTAGGTCAGACCGTCGTCGCTGATGGCGCCCAGCGGCTCCCAGGGGGTGGCCGGCTGGATGAGCGGAGAAGCGGGAGCCGTGGTGCCGACCGGCGCCACCCATCCTCCGCCGTTCGCTCCGACCAGGGCCAGGTCCGCGGCGCGGGTGATGTTGACCATGAGATGTCTCCAGACATGGAAGAGCCCGCGCACGGGCGGGTACAGGGTCCGGCGCGGGCCCAGATCCGGTCAGGAGACCGGGTGGCAGTTATGTGGCTGTAGTGAGTCGACGCAGCATGAAGGTCAGAACATCCTGCGTCGCCTTCGATGCGTTGCAGGTGGCGCACGTAGGGGCGAGATTGCCCCACTCGTGCGCGCCCTCTCTGGCAAGGGGGACTATGTGATCGATGTGGTTCGTCGGAGATCCGCAGTAGACGCACGGGTCTGCCCGTAGGAGCCCCATGTACTCGGCGACTGCTTCGAGATCCGAAGTCGCCCTCAGGGCTGCGCGACGCTTCGCGGAGAGTGCGCGGTGCTTCTCGGGGTTCAGCTCGATCCACCGATAGCGGCGCTCATAGTTGGCGGCCTTGTTCTCCCGGTAGTACCGCTCCCGGTACCCCGGGTTCTCTGAATACCACCGCTTGGCGTACTCGCTGCGCTCCTTCTTGGTGCGCTCACGGTATGCCCTCCGGTGGTCTTGATTCTCGCGGGTCCACTGACGGTCGCGAGCGCAAGCGCACGCTCTGCATTCTGTGGCTAGCCCGTCCTTACTGCTCTTCCTTTTACGGAAGTCGCCGCGCTCTTTGGTCTCGCCGCACCTCGTGCAAGTCTTCTCCATGCCGTCCCGATCTGTAAGGTTTGACCTAACCTTACGGTCTGATCGAGCTGTACGCTTCCGACATGGAGGAATACAAGGTCCAAGAGGCGCGTGAGCAGTTCGCCCAGCTCTTGAACGCCACACAATGGCAGGGCAAGCACGTCGCGATCACCCGTCACGGAAGGCGGGCAGCCGTCTTGGTGCCGCCAGACTGGTACGACGAGGCGATCGAAGCGATCGCAGATCAGGACGGGTGACAGTAGATCTCGTAGGTCGCACCAACCCGTCGCAGTGCAACATTTTCGTAGGGGCGGATTGCAGGCAGCGACAGGCAGCCCGTTCGGCCGATGGCGATCGAGTCGCCGCTGGAGCCGCGCAGTTCGCCTGTCACCCAGTCGTGCACCTCGCGGGCCAGCGCGATGGCGTCAGCCCTGGTAGGGGCATACACGTTGATGTCGACGATCAGCCGGGCCAGCCGCAGACCGTCGTCGCCGCCGCCCGGGATCTGCTCAATCTGGATCGTCGGCAGCTCACCGAGGAGACGGTTGTCGATCTCATCGCGCACGACCGCGTCCGGGAACCGGGCCGTCCCGCGGGTGATGAGCTCCAGCTCGATGTCGACGAGTGCGGTCACTGGTTCCGCCCGCCCTGCAGTGCCGCACGTAGCAGCACGTGATGTGCGGGGCCGTTGGGATGCCCGTTGCCGTACTCGACCCAGCGGGCGTAGTAGGCGGTATTGCGGACGACGCCGACGGCGCGGTCACGACGCTGGCCGCCGCGAGACGTACTGTCCGTCTCCCAGGATCCGGCGTAGTGCCCAGGGTGCGGGCCCGCGATGTCGACAGGCGACGTCGCCACGGCGACGCCCTCGATGACCTTGGCGCGGCGGAGCATCTCCGCCTCCATCATCGGCGATCGAAGGAGTTGCCCGACGCCCTTCTTCTTCATCTTGAACTTGGCCGGCACGGCGCCTCCCTCTCGGTCAGCCGGTGACGCGGTCGGCAGCGAACTGGATGACACCGCGGGTTCCGGTGAACGGGCTGCGTCCCCAGTCGCCGGGCTCGCCGGTGATGTCGCACCTCACGCCGCGGATCATCACCTGATCGGTGGTGCGGACTGGTTTGCCAGCGGGGGCGTAGACGGTCCAGCCGACGATGACGGTGTCCCTGGCCTGCTGCTGATCCCCACCCACCTGCGGCGTTTCCGCCCGAGGAGTGACGACGCAGCCTTCAAGGTCGAAGGACTCGTCCAGGCCCGGCAGAGGCTGGCCGCGCGGCCCGCGGCCCGGCGAATCTCCGGTGCGCAGGATCCGCACCGTCTCGCCGTAGGGGTACGGGGCAGGCATCAGGGCAACCCCCAGCCCGCCTCGAAATCCTCCAAGAACACGGCATCATCGAGCGGCCACGTCGCGGAAGGATCCGCCGCAGCGGGAGTCGGGTCGACGGTGAACGCGCCACCCCGGCCGGCCAGCGACTTCAGCGCAGACTTGTCGGCCTTCGTCAGATACAGGCCGCCCGAACCGGACGGGCGCTGCACGGACATCGGGCCGATCGTCTCGTAACTGACCTGCTGCGGATTCACGTAGGCCCGCCCGGCCACCGACAGGACGACGGCCTCCGCGCCCTCAGGCAAAGGCTTCACGACGGTCTGGCAGAGCGATGTGGCCGTCGTGATGAGGAGATCGGCTCGGTCGCCCTGGATCTCGTCGAGGCCCAGGATGAGGCCGAGCTGTTCGGCGGTTGGAGGAACGAATGCCACAGCGTCCTCCTAAGCCAGGGCCTCCACGGCGTCGCACCAGGCGGACAGTTCCGCCGTCGGGTCCAGTTCGGCGCTGCGAGCCTTCGCCCGCTTCGACGCCAGCCGGTACTCGGCAGGCGTCTCCAGCTTCCGCAGGACCGCCTCCCACCCGTCGAGATCCTGCCGCTCCAGGAAAATCCCGCCCTCGGCCAGCGACTCGCACAGGCCCGGCGTCGGATGCGCGAGAACGGGGATGCCGCTCGCGAGCGCTTCCACGCCGGCACGACCCCACGACTCGTAGAACGACGGCATGAGCAGCACCTTCGTGCGGCTGTACACCGCCTCCCGCATCTCGTGCCCGGACATCTGCTCGACGACCTCGACGTTCGGCAGGTCCGAGTAGTCGGTCTGCGCGCCGTAGGCGCCCATCACGGCAAGGAACTCCCGGTCCGGCATGCGCTTGGCGAGGTCGTGGAACAGCCCGCCGCCCTTGTCGGGGTTGGTGTTGATGAGGGTGATCCGGTCGCCGGGCTTCGTCGCATAGTCCTCAGCGAACACCGGAGGCCGAATGATCAGCGACTGCTCCGGCCGGATCGTCTTCGGATACTCCGCGAAGAAGACGTCCGCTTCCCGCGCCATCCACTGCGAGTTGTACACCGCCAGCGCGGTCCCACCGGACGCCATGTCCTTGAACGTCGGCGTGAACGTGTTGTGGCAGATCGCCACGAACGGCTTCCCGTACCCGCGGGCCAGAGCCGCCGTCGGCTTCACGTTCTCCAGATGCGACACCAGGACACTCGCCCGACGGACAGCCGTAGCGAAGTCCAGGCGCGACTCCAGAGGGATCACCTTCACGCCGTCCAGCTCATACGGCTCGTGGTCCTCGCCGTACCTGGACAGCCACACCGTGACATCGTGCCCGCGCTCGACGAGAGCACGGAACATCGACCAGGCCATCCACTCCGCCCCCGCGTTGTGCCGGGGCGGGGCGGCGTGCAGCCGGGCGACGACCTGCATCGCCCGGCCGCTCTTCCCGCCGCCGCGGGCCTCGGTCACGACCCGTAGGCCGGGGTGCCGGTGTACTTCACGAACGCGGACGCGTCGCCCTGCACGTAGCCGTAGTAGGCCTCCGCGAGGATCAGCACCAGGTTCTCCTGGAACGCCGAGTGGACGCCGCCGTCCTCGTCGATGTACGTGGCCTCCTTCGAGATCCGCACGGTGATGTCCATGCCGACGCCGTAGGCCGCCTGCGACCAGTCGCCGCCGATCGCCCGCAGCCCGGAGTCCGAGCTGGTCGACTGGCGGCGCTGCTTGCCCGACACCGAACGCGAGTAGGCGAGCGGCTCACCGATCAGGGTGCCGGCGGACGCCATGTTCGTGCCCGGGGTCTGCGTGTCGACCAGGATCGGGCGCCCGGTGGTGTCGGTCGCCAACAGCAGCTTCGGCTTCAGGCGGTGGTCGGCGACGGTCCCCGTGTAGTCGAAGTCGTCGTCGATCACCTTCTCCATGCCCTTGACCAGGTCGGCCCAGATCCCGCCCGTGCTCTGCGAGGACGTGCCGAGAACCACCGAGTTCGTGGTCATCGCCAGGTAGTCGGAGAACGGGCCGGCCGCGCCCTTCATGGTCAGGCCGTGGATCGCCGCGTGGTCGAAGGCGCGGGCGAACGCGGTCGGCAGGTCACGCTGGAGCTGCGTGTACAGGCCTCCCGCGTTGGTCATGGCGACCTCTTCGGCGACCGGGATGAGCACCGCGAGCTTCTTCGCCGTCATCTGCTTGATGCCGACCGAAGACGAGCTCAGCGGCTTCTTCTGCGCCTGGCCGACCCAGTCGGCCTGCGGCACGTCCATCGGGATCGGCACCGACGTGGTCGCGTCGATCGCGAGCGGCGCCGGACGGGCCAGCGTCATCACCGCGGACTGCTCGACACTCTTCTCGAAGATCGGCGCCGTGATGGTGCGCGGCAGGAGTGAGGCGTTGACATCGGACAGCTTGAGGGGGGCCGTGGCCACCATGACTTCTCGCTTTCAGCAGCTACGTGAGCTGCGACTTGAGCCACCCGGAGAACTCGTCTTCGGGGGTGAGGGGGCGTGTCTTGTTGGCGCCGGACGCCTGAGTGCGGTCCGGCGCAGGACGCCGCGGGCCCTCCGGGGGCTGGGTCTTCGCCCAGTGCGGCTTGCGCTCCAAAAGCGCCTGAAGGTCGGCCTCGATGGCCGCCTCGTCGATGTCGCCGTCAGAGTCGATGTACGAGTCGAGGTCGAGCTCACCGAACGCGTCGGCGGGATCGGCGAACGCCGCCCGACCGTCTGTTGCGGTGCCAGCGAGGGCCTGCACCTGGCTGCGGACCAGCCGCTGCCGGGTCTTGGCGATCTGCTCCTGCGCTGCCGTGAGCTGCTCGGTGAGGCGCTCGGACTCGGACAGGTCCGCTTCCTTGCGCTTCTTGAGTTCGGCCAGCAGTGGCTCCTGCTCCTTGAGCCGCTTGCGGAGGTTCTCGGCCTCGCTGTTCTTCTTGCGCAGCGCTGCTTCGAACTTCTTCCGGTCGAACGGCTTCTCCTCGCCGCCGGCGTCCGCCTCCTGGGCGTCGTCCTGCTGCTCGGTACCGTCCTGTTCCGCAGTGGCCGTCTCCTCGACGGTCTCCTCGGTCCCGGACTCCTGCTGCTCGCTGCTCTGCTCGGTCTCTTCAGGCATGACGAATCGGCCCTCCAGGGGCTGTGGAAATGAGAAAGGCCGCCACCAGGGCGACCTCGTCGATCAGAAAGAACCGGGGAGCGGATTCGAGTCGTGCTCCGCCAGCGCCCGCCGGAAGCGAGCCAGTTGACTCCCCGAATGGCCAGCGGCGTACTCCTCGTACGACCGCGCCCACTCGGAAGCCTGCGGGGAGGGCTCGAACTTCTGCCCTCGGAAGACCGGGATGACGCCGCAATGGCAACCGTCATGCGCCCGGAAACCAGCCGTGTCCTGCGCGTACACCGACCCGCGGGCCGCCAGTAGCTTGCAGAACGCGCACGCTCCGAGCGCCGCAGACCGTGCCCACGCTGTCGCCTGCGCGTCTCGACGCACCGCGCCCAGAACCGTTGACCGCCCGGTATCCGCGACCAGCTTCTGGGCGACCGCCTCAGCCTTCTTCTCCGCCTGATCCAGACGGATCTCGACCGGCTGGAGCTGCGCCTCGGTCGCCGTGCCCGGGTCACGGTCCCAGACATCCTTGGCGGCCCATCGCAGGCTCGCCTCGGTCTGCTCCGGTGACGGCGGGTCCACGACCGGCACGGTGAACGTGCTGGCGACGCGTGCCGCCTCCCGTTGGGCGTCGTAGAACTCGGCACCCAACGCCGCCGACGTCTGCGCGTACTGGTCGACCACCGCCTGCATGGCGGTGAACCAGTCCGGCATCGAGG